CCGCAGCGTCGCCAGCATCGTACCCGTACAGGATGCCGTCGCCCACGCCGGCCCACAACCCGGTAAGCGGGGCCACACACTCGGCCATCCCCCAAAGCTCGGCGGCTTTGGCCCTGAACAATCCTTGCGATGAGCGGCGGCGGCGCTTCACAAGCATGTTGTGGCAAGCCGTGACGCGCATGTTGATAGATTGGTTCTTAAAATGGTATAGCTTGTCGGCAAAGACGGTTGGCACAGCCTCCACTTCCTGCCACTCCAGCGCGCCATCTTCATCACGCCGCGTCATGGCGATGTCGCCGACCTGTACTTCGTCCATCCGAAGCCATCCGTCGCGGGTCAGAATTTCTGTGTCGCGTGAAAGTGGGCCGCCAGGGAGTTGGTATTTGCCGAACTTGGTTTGATCGGTGAGATCAGCATCGTCATTCCCTTGCATCTCATCAATAGCCGATTCAGCCTCTTCGTAGCTCACCGCATCGGGGAACATTCTTGTTCCTCCAGCCTCTACGTTGTAGCCATCATCTTCTTCAACAATCGCGTACTCGTTCTCGCGGGGCTTCTCTTTGCCCAGCACCGTCTCCGTGACCTGAACCCCATTCGACTCCAGGTACTCGGTGATCTGTTCCTTCGTGACCTTGCCGGTCTGCAGTTTCAGCCAGTCGGTGACGCCCGACCATTCGATCTCGTCCTGCTTGACCTTGCCCGCCTTGACCAGGCCGATCAGGTTCAACTGCCACCCGCCTGCACCCTGGGCCTTGGCCGGGATCTTGCCGACCTCGCGTGTCAGGGCGCTGTAGAAGGGGTTGCCACGGGCGAACGCTGCATCAGGCTTCCCCTTCGCCTCTGGCTTTGCTGGTTCTGGCGCACTGAAAACATCCTGCTGCCCGGTCAGGTTCTGCGCTTCGGAGGTTGCCTTCAACTCACTTGTCAGCACATCGATGGCCTTGCCTTCCGCATTTTTGATACGGGCCATGAGCATCGGGGCGTCAAACCCAGGCATTGTTCTGGTGTACAGCGACTCAACCGTAGATCGCCCGATAGTCCTGCTCGGAACGTCAACGGATTGGCCAACAATGAAGCCATCTTGTGACTCCATGACAGGGCTATTTCGCGGATCATCGTTGTAGGGTTTTGGCAAACCTTTTTTCTTAACGACGTATCCGTCACCGATTGGGACCACCTCATGTGACTCACTCAGAGCCCTGGTGTTTAGTTCTCGCTGGGCCGCTGCTGCTGTTGCAAAGGCATTGCCTTGCTTTGCCGTGATGACATCCATGAGCGGATTGCTGGCGTTTTCGGCGTTGCTCGCTGCCAACTTGGTTCCGTCTGGATCAAGGTTCTCGCGGTGGATGGATTTGCCAGCGCGATCTCCCTTTGCCGTGTACATCGGCAACAAGGTCCGCTCACCATCCAAGTCGGATTGCTTGACATGGATGTTCCCCCCAAACCTATCCTTGATCTTGACAAATTCCGTGTCTGGTGCCTTCGCCGCATCCTTCTTCGCCTTTGCCACCCTCATCTTCTTCAGGCCGGCGCCGGGTTCCTTGGATGGGGTGGCCTCAGCGGCCGGCTTGCTGCGTGATGCAACCTGCTCGCGCTTGTCGATCAGCACATACCCACGATCTTGCGCGATCCCGGTAACGTCGGCCTTTTCCTTAATTTCGAACGACTCAGATACAGGGAACCGTCCTCTGACGCGGTACTTCAATTTGTCCGGGATAGATGGATCTTTGATTGCGAATATTTTCCGTCCACCAGAATCGCTCAACAGAACCGTGCTTTTCAGGTTAATGATCCTGTTGTGCAGACCGTCAATGGCAGGCGCCATTTTCGTCGGCAGTATTGCGTCATCCGCTGGCGCTTGCACTGGTGCTGGCGTATCACTTGCGTCAGATTCAATGCGGCTGATCTTCGACTCAAGTTCGTCTGCGGCATCCTTTGCGGCGGCAGCGTTCTTGCTGTTGTCTGGGAGTGCTTCGGCAAGTTTTTGCCATAGCCGCTTTGCCTGCAGGTCCAGCTTTGCACGCGCAATTTGCGTGGTTTTGTCTTCTCCCGCTTGCTGCGTGCCCATGGCTTTTTTCGCAGCAGCAACATCCGCCATTTCGGCTTTGATGCCATTTACTCGATCTTTCAAGCTGGCTGGATCGGGTACTGGCGTATCATTTGCGGATGGCTGAACCGTACCTTGCTTTTGTCCATCCTGACGACCAGGCGCTGGAGGATTTTCTGCGTCCAGACCTTGAGTTTGTCGGACCTCGCCAGCCGTTGATGCTGGGAGAGATGGTACGTTTTGACTGCGGGTTTCGCTTTGTCCCGTCAGTGACACTCCGGAACGGGGAGACTCTTGTGGTGCAGTCGACGGTGACGTTTCCAGCGGATTGACCGGTGGCGCATCATTTGCCGCCTTCGCCGCCCGCTCTGCCTGCTTTGCCTCAATCACCGCCCTGAACCGCTGCCCGCGTGTCAGTGCATTCCCGGTACCGCCCGCTTGTTCAGTTCCTGCATCAGATACGTTCGCCGGTCCTGCTGGCTGCGAAGGGCTTTCAATTCCTCCCGCTGCTCCGGGGATAGGCCCGGACTGTTCAGGCTGTTGCGGGTTGACTTGGACGGCTTGAGCGGCTTGCGCATCTACTACTCCTGGGGTTGATGGAATCTGTGAAACGGCAGCGGCAATGGGGCCAGCTGCTGGCGTGGTGGGTTGCTGAAATGGTTCCGATGTCCGAATTCCGACATCGGCTTTTGCCGCATCCTGGCCTGACTTTTGGGACTTGTCCTGTTTTTTCGCAATCTCGGCTGCTTGCTGCTCGGCTTGCTGGCGCTGGACCACCTCCGTGGCCCCGGAATCAACAGCGATTGCAGCCGCCGCAGAGGTGGGACCAGCAGACGGGTTGATGCCCATGGCTTGGGATGCAGTGACCGGTGGCGGTTCGATATAGGTCGGCTCCAAGCCGCGACTGGCTAAATCGAACCACTGCTTGCGGTCATCCTCCGGGACGAACCGCTGGCCGGTTTCCGGGTTCATGTAGCCATCTTCTGGCAGCGGCTCGCCCGTATCTTCTGGATGCCCGAAAAGCGAATCACCAGGCACGTACCCTGCGCCCGGAACTGGCGCGCCCGGCTGTAAATAGACACCTGGTGTCTGATTAGCCGGATCGGGCTGGCTCGGGTCGAATCCGGCATCTGGTGCGCCGGGTGGCGGTGGCGGGTTGATTGGAGGCAGTGTGGATGCGTTTTGGATCTGTTTTGGGCCGCCCGCAATGGCTCCGACCCCACCGCCCACGATGCCGCCGATGACACCATCACCAACTGTCCGACCTGCCACGCCCTGGAACGTCGGGGTGTCAAAGCCCTGGCGCTGCTCGGCCACGTTGGAGGCATACCGTTCCTGACCGCCCTGCGGGCCCTCGGTCAGTGTTTCCGCACCCGCTGCTTTGCCGATCCTGCGCAGTACAGCGCGCCCGCCCGTGCCCATAATGGCACTCTCTGCACCAGTTAGGCTCGCCAGAACGCCGCCTACGCCGCCGATGGCAATGTTTGCCGCATTCTCACCGGTGTACGACTGCGCCTCATCAGCCTTGGCCTGGGCCTGCGCCGGGGTCATGCCCGCTTCGATCTGCTTTTGCTCGACGGCGTCGTAGATTGAGCCCTTGACCGCGCCTAAGCCCTGTGCTGCACCGACTCCCCCACGAATACCCAACTGAGTCTTCAGCGACCGGCCCTTGGTCAGATACGCCGCCAACAGCGTAGGGGCGAGTGAACCCGCGCCCTGCGCTATCGAGCGTACTGGAGCCTCGGCAATCCCGCCCAGCGTGGCGCCGATCTCGTTCATCGTCGACCCGCCGGCCTCCGCTGCCTTGATCTTGGCCTGGCGCGCGGCGATCTCGTCCTGCGCGTCCTGACTCATCAGGCGCCCGGCGCCCTGGCTGACAGCGCCCAGTGCCTTCGATACCCGGTTCCCGGCACCTACCGAGTCGGCCACCAGTGCCTTGGTGCCACCGGCTGCGCCTTGGACGAACCCAAGCCCGGCATCACCCAACTTGCGCAGTGCGCCGGCTGGTTTGCGCGGTTCAAACTGCGACCAATCGACCGGTGCTTCTTGTTTCTTCACACTGGAGTCAACCGGCGTGAAGTCATCCCAATTCACTTTTTCCATGGGTTATTCCAGAACTGGCTTGCCGTTCTTGACCACGTAGTTCTTGCCGTCCTTGCCCTTGATCTTGGTCCCGTCGGCGTATGGCGCTGGTTCCTGCTGTACCTTCACGTCCCCGGTGTCCTCGCTGTATATGACAGGGGGCAGTGGGTTCCCCCTTGCGTCGGTGCCGGCGGAAATGGCTTTGAATCCCAACGGCTTCGCAGGAACCTTGGTCCTGCCCATCAGCGAGTCGAACACCTCCACAGCTGTCTTGCGCTGCTCAGGCGTCGATTTCGGGTCTGCGATGGCCGCCTGGGCCGCGTCCAGCCGCGCCTTGGATGCCTGATCGAGTTTGGCACCAGCTGCGTCGACGTCGAACTTCTCGCGCGCCAGCTTGCGGTCCTCGCCGCGACCGGCCTGCTCTGCGCCGAACTTGCGCTCGTTGAATGCACGGTCCTTGGCGCTGTCGCCGGTAGCTGCACGCTCTGCCCTGGCCTTGCTGATCGCACCCAGCTTGCGCGCCGTCATGGGCTTGCCGTTGTTCATCAGTGCGAACTCGGCATCATCCCCAGCAACTCGCGTGCCGAAGTTCCCGCCGTAGTATTGCCGCAGTGCCTCAGTGTCACCACGGGCCGCAGCGGCGTCCAGGGCAGCATTGACCTGACCGTCAAGGTTCGATCGGTTGCTTGATCCGCCGTAGGTGAAAGTCCCGTCGCCGGTACCGGCCACGAAGCCGCCGCCCGATGGCCGCGCGTTGCCGTTCTTGTCCACGAAATTGACAAGTCCTGACACGTTCCCGCCAGAATACGAATTGCCGTCGCGCGTGACCTGACCGCTGACTTCCCCGAGTGCTGCCTGGGGCTGCGGTGCGGCCTGAAGCTGTGGCGTGACGATGCGCGGGTCTTGCATGCCCATGCGCTGACCGTTGCCGCGTCCTTCGATCCTCGGGGGAACTGCGCCTGCTGGTGCAGCTGCTACAGGTGCTACAGGTGCTTGGATGCGGTCGACCGGGGATGTCGGGTCAGTGCCGATAAGGCTGCGCCCGTATTGGATGGCCTTGTCCGCGCCGTAGTAGCCAAGTGCGCCGCCAGCAAGACCGCCGACAACCATACCGACCCGGCCAAGGGAGCTGCCAATGGCCGCGCCCTTTCCTGCGCCAGCGATGGCGGCTGCAACGCGCCCGCCGCCTTCCGCTGCCTGAGTGCCGACATCAATGCCGGTTGCGTTTGGGTCTTGCGCGACTTGCGCTGTTGATATGACCTCTGGCACTGCCGATAGGACTGCGCCGCCAGTGGCGCCCACTGCCGCGCGAGACATGCCCTTGACGGCCCCGAGTGCGCGACTGGCCATGCTTGGTGCCTGGACTGGCGTTGATGCAGCAGCGCCGGCAGGTTGCGCAGCGGGATTGACCGCGCGATCTGCCATGAATGCCTTGGCCTCCTTTGATGCGCCTGCAAAGTCGAACTTCGGACGCACATCGGTAAATGTCGGCGTGGCCGCTGGTGGCTGTGCCGGTGCGCCTCCCATGGTGAAGTTTGGCCTGCCGGTGGTGGCAACTGCCGATCCCGGAGGTGGCGCGCTGTTGCCGATCTGCAATGGCGCCTGCATGACCGGTGGGCCGCTTGGCGCCCGGTGATTCACGTATGGAGCAACACGACTCTGGCGCAACCGGTCCTCGGGTGTTACGCCGCCGCCCACCTCGTACTTGCCCTTCACCGCGCCCAGCCGTGGGTTCTTCGCACTGGCCTTGTCACCGTCGGCAATGGCGTTGAGCTTGTTCATAAACGGCACGCCCAGCTTTTTCACGGCTGCGGCCTTGACCATGTACTCGCCATTGCTGGCCATGATATGGATGTCGTCGCTGGTGCCGGTGCCCTTGCCATTGACCTCGCCGCCCTTGGCGAACTTGATCCCTGCCGGGTTGTCCTTGGTCGGTGTGCCGCTGGAGTAGCCCGCTGGAACTGATGTGGCCGGTGGCGCCTCGATCTGCGCAGACCTGCCGCGCTGCTTCATTGCATCGGGGTTGTTGCCCACCAGCTTGTTCAGGCCCCGCTTGATCTGAGTGATCAGCCCGCCTTCGGCATAGCTGCGAACGGCGCCCAGTTTGGTGTGGTTGGCTTGCATCGAATGTGCCCTCTGTTGCATGGGCGCATTCTGAGCAAGCTACGGGGGTCTGGCGATAAATGCCGGGGGCAATGCCGTTGCCAACGCATGGATGGCTGATTGGTGGACAACCTAGGGATCGAACCTAGCGTGCCTTGTAAGACGGCGGATTTACAGTCCGCTGCATCACCTTTGATGCTTGTCATCCGTGATTCTGGCATATCGAGTAGGAATCGAACCCACAACCTTCGGTTTTGGAGACCGACGCTCTGCCAATTGAGCTACCGACATGCAGGCCCCGATTATCACTCTTCCTTGTTCTGCGAGACAAGCGTATTGAGCCCTGACAGTGCAGCGCCGGCCAGGCCCTTGTAGATCTCTGCCGATGCAATGCCAAGGTCAGCGACCGCCTTGGTGCGTCCCAGATTAAGTTCAGCGTTCTTGATATGGCCATCCAGATTGGTGCGCTTGTTGGCCATCGTCACATTGGCAATCGTCTGGTAGATAGAGTTTTCCACCTCTGCCTTGGCAATGGCCACCCGGTTCTGGCCGTCGACCACGCTCAGTTGCTGCCCTTGGATGGCTATCTTTGAGCGCACAACGTCGCTGCGTGCGCGCGTGGTTGCCTCGTACACGCTGACATCGGCCTTGACCTGATCGGCCTTGGCCTCGTTGGTCAGGGACTGCGCCCGCACGACTTCGGCTTGTGCGGATATGTCGGCCTTGAACCCGTCGAGCTGCGCGTTGTAGGCGCCAAGCTGGCCCAGGTACAGGCGCACCAGTTGGTCGTTGCCTTGGATGGCCGCCGAATGTGCGTCGTACTCGAACCGTTTGTTCTGCACCTGAAGGCCATACGCATCGGTCTTGGCCCGGAACAGGTCCAGTTTGAGCTTTTCAAGGGATGCTTGGGACACCACCGCGTCGATGCGTGATTTGTAGACGCCGGCCAGCGCCTGCAATGCGTCGATCCTGCCCCTGTACATCGAGACCTTGGCTTGATCGACTTGCAGCAGCGCCTGCAGGGCATCGATCTCGGCTTTGTACAGGTCGATGTAGGAAAGCGCGGCCTTGAGCCTGACATCAAAGACGTTCGCCTCTGTCTTGTAGGCGTCAAGCCGGGCAGAGAACGCCTTGACCTCCAGGTTGAACGCCTCGACGATGGCCGACAGGATGGCCTGTGCATAGGACAGGGCTTGCCCGTTGATCTGCACCAGGCTGCCGTGGTACGACAGTGCAGCACTGAGCATCGTCTGACGCAGGCCTGACGAGGTGGTCACTGCGAACTGCAGGTTCTGTTGCTCGACCTCATAGGCCTTGACCAGTCGCTCGCCGGCAAGTGCCGCCTGCTTGTCGGCGTAGGACTGGCGCGACCTTTGCAGACCGGACAGGATCGATCCGCCGGGCATGGTGAACCCACGCGATGCCGACTCCTGCCACGCAGCGTCTGCCGTGCGACGGTGCTCTGCTGCATTGACGCCGGCCGACTTGGCGTAGATGGCGTTCTCGACCGTGGGGCTGAAGCCGGTGCCGCCTGCAAGGTAGGCGGTCAGTTGTGTCTCGATGGCCGCCATCTGGGTGTGAAACTGCGGGTTGACCTCGGTGAGCATCGCATCCATCTGCCCCTTGAGGGCAGCAATAAACATGGGTGATGCGTTGCGCCATTGCGTATCAAGCGTCCCGGCTAGGTTGGTTGGGACCGTTAGGGTGTCGTCAGGCGCGGTTGCGTCAAACGATGGCAACGCGATTGTTGGCTTGACCGGGGTGGTGTAGGTTCCCAGGGTCGGCTCAGAGACAACATCGTCCAGCCGCGCGGGGATGACGGGAAAGTCGAACTCCGTGGTGATCGGTGGTGGCGTCTCGGCAAAGGCCGTCAGTTGCACGGGTAGCGTCGGTGGCACGATGGTCGGCGCCGCTGCCGTGAGCACGGGCAGCGTACCGCGCTCGATCTGGCTGATGACGGTGAAATCGATGTCCGAACTGGGCTCTGTTGCCAGGTCCAGGTTGATCGTTTCAAGCGTGGGCGAGGACGTGATCTCGGGGATCTCGGGCTCGTTCGGTAGCGTTACGTCGAGAGGGATAACAATGATTTTCCCGACGTCATCAATGTCGTCGCGCATGTTGCTGACCGCAGTGTCAGCCGACTCTGTGACGGTGGCCACATAGGCTTGCGCGGCTGCGATAAGTGTTTCTACGGACATTACAGTCTCCTTGTGAGTTCTACGGGCTCATGCTCCATTGAGTCGACATCGCACGTCGGGCCAGTACCGGAGAATCCGAAGGACCAGAATTCAGCCTTCAGCCCCTTGCCGTACTTGACCCGGTGCGCCTGCGCAGTGCTGCCGCGCACGATCGTTGCCGCATAGGTTTCATCTGCGGCCTCGCCAATCGACACGCTGGCGGTCACGTTCGGACCCAGGCGCCCGTGGATGAAGCCCTCGCGTACCTGCTTCTTTTGCCGGCTGCCAAACCCGGTGATCGCGGTCTTCCAGTCCCACGGCACAGCGGTCGGTGTGGCTGCGTAGTCGGTCGCGCCCCCCAGCAGGTAGACCCCGCCAGACTTGAAGCCGTAGTAGCTGTCCTGGTGGCGGATGATGTGGTCGAACGCGTAGTTGGTGTACCGGGTGACCTGGTTGGGCATGCTCTCACCCGGCATCAGGTTGACCGCATAGGCCTCGTAGGTGACTGCGACAACCGCGCTGCCTCTGGCCACGATGGTCGGGAACGGGATCACGACAAAAGCCCTGCCATTGGGCACCGACTGGATCATCGGGATCAGGACGTAGGCGTTTATCACGATGCCCGCTGCGCCGCTGGCCGAGATCTGCGGGAACGGGATCGTGACCAGCGCCTGCATGATTGCGCCGACGGTGGCCGACGCAGATGCGGTGAAGGCCGGCACCGTGACCTCTGCATTGCCGCCGCCTTTGGCATCGATCTGCGGGAATGGGATCACGACGCTTGCCGTCATGCGCTCGGTGCCAGTCAGGCGCGCGATGATCTGCGGGAACGGGATGACAACACTCGCCGTTATCCGCACCGGCACCGTCATCGACGCTTCTATGACCGGGAACGGGATCGTGACCGCAGCGCGTGCGCCTGCCAGAGCGACGATCTGCGGGAACGGGATCACGACGGCGGCAGCGCGCTCGCCCGTAGCGTCATGCCCTTGGGCCAGGATTTGCGGGAACGGTATCGTTACCTCAGCGTTACCACCAGCGGCTGCGGAGATCGTGGGCGCGGGTATCGTGGCGTCCACCGATGCGCCGCCATACCCCACTGCCGTCAGGGCAGGGATCGTGACAGCGGCAGTAGCGGTAGCGGGTGGCGCGACCTCGAACAGATCGAACGTTGGCGTGTAGTTGCCGCCCTCGCCCGACGTGCCCTTGAGGATTTCAAGGCCGTCGACGAAGCCGTTCAACTCCAGAGGGAAAGCACTGGAGTACCGACCAACCCGCAGAAGTCGGCCAGATACCGTGCCGACGGCGCCGGGAAAGTTGGTCGTTGTCGCATCAGTGGTGCCGTTCAGGCGCAAAGACACATCGCCCGCCGCAGTGCGCGCAACCTCGATGGGATACCAGGTGTTTATTGCGAGCGTGGTGGCGCCGGTAAGTGTCCGCCTCAGACTGTTGGTGCTGTCATAGAACCTGAATTCCAGTTTCCCAGCCGCTGTAACGGACACCCAGAATGGAAGCTCAGCGTCTGTAGATGCCGCCGCCGTCGTATATGCAAGGGCCACCCGCGCAGTGGTAATCGCATTGAGCCAGAGCCACAAGCGAATACGAAACGCTCCAGTGCCGAAATCGAAATCGGCGTGCTGTGCGTACTCGAGGTAATCGCCCGATCCGTCAGTTGCAAGAGACTTCGCCCCCGACTTGAACTGCGTCGCGCTGTTGACAGCACCACCGACCACTGTCGGCGTCTTTGGCGTCGGGCTGATGTCCGTGAACGTGGTGGCACTCGGGTCCTCGAAGTTGAGCAGGAGCGACGATTGCCAGTAGTAGGGATGGACTGCCATGGTTTTCCTTTCAGACCCAGCCCACCAGGACCGGGACGGCTACGCCGGGTGCGCCGTATGGGTTGGCCACGAGGTTGTTCGATATGACGGCGGCATCCTCGTCGTTCTTGGTCCCACTCAGGGTATAAAAAGCGGACGGGATAGTGCTTTCGCCGTTGCTGTGAAATACGCCCATGTTCTCGAATGTCGCATCAAGAATGCCAGCGTGGCAGATCAGTGATTCACTTCCTGACCACTCGATGACAGGGTCTGGGATGATGGTTTCATTCGGGGATGCTTGCACGTGTTGATCAGCCACATATGCCCCCCATTCCTGCGCTCGCCGAAAGTAAACGCGATCATCACCGCCCAACGGGCTGACAACAGACTGAATCAAGAATGCCCCGAGCGGTCCAAAATTGTTGAGCATGTAGCGCGTTGTGTTGGAGTCTGTAGTCGTCGTCTTCTCGGTACTTGCCTGCAGGTATATGGCTTCTGCATCATAAAAAGGAACGACGACAGTGGCAATGCCGTACTCACGCTCTGTAGTTCCAGAGTCTACGGTTGTGAATGTCATAGACTTGCACATGGGGCCATCGACCAGATAGCCGGTAATTCCTTGTACGTGGTAGTTTGTTCCGTCGTCTTCGGACACTCCAAATTCTCGGTATGCGGAATCGCCCGCACCGGTGTAGGCCGTGAAGTCGCCAAAAACCTTGTCCTTCACTTCGATGTTGGCAACTACCGTAGTTTTGGTTGTTGAGAGGATTGGCGTTTGCTTGGCCCCGCACGAAAACACGGCATACGAGTACGCGCTTGATCCGCCTGCGGAGCGACGCGATCCTGGTTTGTTGCCGGTCGTGTAGCAGTTGATTCCGGCACTGGGAGGGCCACCATTGGCCCCGTTGCCATAAGTCACGATGGCGGCCTCTCCTTCATGGTCTCGCACCGACACACTGCACTTCACCAGTTCGTTTCGGTTGTAGAACACGTAGAACGTGGCATCGCACGCAGAAACCAGACTGCTTTGTGGCGTAGTTTTGGTTAGGTAGTACGACCCCCAATCCGGTTCTGCAATGGTCCACTGGGTTCGGTAGACCGTCCATGTCTGGAGCACACCAGGATCGACGTCTACCTCGCTCCATTCAAAACTCTCTGCGCCGCTCTGCGTGATCGTGGCCTTGTGCCAAAGCGACTGCATGGCCGCGTTGTTGGCGTCCTGCTCAATCGTCCCATTCGTCACTGCGTCGGCTTTTTTCCCGTCCCAGTTCCAGTGCCACGAGTACCCCATTGAGTAGGGGTTCGATGCGCCGTACCAGGTGTCTGTCGTGTCTGGCCTGAGGAATGCTGATCTGCCGTCGCCCTTTGGCAGGCACTGCGACAGGATGTAGGTCTCCAAGTGCTCCTGGTCTTCTTCGTTCAAGGTTGACAGTTTCGTGTTGGTCTCCGAGACCTCTGTGATCAGGTGCTTGCGCAGCGCCTCGACAGCCGATGGCGCTTTGAGCGGCCACCCCCTGACCGGAGTGCCATTGGTCGAGAACAGCCAGTGATTGCCGCGCTTCTTGTCCAGATACACGCCGCACCCGGTGGACACCAGCACAGCGGCCTCACTACTGGTTCGGTTGTCAACGTACAGCGACGGGGCGCCGGACAGGCCCGACAGGCGAAACGGAGTCGATTTTCCCTTGACCATATGCGCGCCGTACAGGGCCTGCACGTACAGGCGGCACTTGCCGGTGAACATCGAGGCCGGGCACAGGACCGACGTGGTCTTCTTGTCGGCTATCGCGGCCTCCCAGTCTGCCGCTGCTTCGCCCGTTGGCGCATCGAACGACTTGGCAAAACTCACATCGATGGGCACAGAGCCCTTGAACTTTTGCCCGGTGTTCTTCAGGATGCCCGAGAACTGCCCGGTGTTGCCGGTGTTCGGGTTGAGTCGGACCGTGGCTTCGGCATTTGGCAGCACGAACGGCGTGTTGTAGTCCTGCACGTAGGTTGTCTCATGCAGGGTGCCGGGCTCCTTGGTGGCCGGGTTGGCCTCCCCAATGCTGACAACTGCAACCACACCTGAGTCCATCGGGATCTTGGCCCCGCCACCCGTGATGTGGATGAAGTCGATGTCGTCGATGATCTGGACGCGCACCGTGGCGTCGGGGAACACAAGCCGCTTGGTGGCGTAGGGAAGCCCCGTCGCCCTCAAGCGTTTGATTTCACTGCGGGCAAGGGCAAGGTACTTCTCGCCGCCCTCGATTAACTTGTGCTCCATCAGTCATCACGCAGCCGGCATGGTGATCTGGAAGGTGTCAAGCGTCACTGGCAGGCCGACGACGATAGCCAGCGTGGACAGCTGGAAGTCGCCCGACCCGACGCCGCACGAGCCGTCCAAGCGCGGGTAGAAAGGCGCCCCGGAGATAACCGCACCAGAGTCGTTGCCGTTGCTGGAGAAGAACCGGCCCCAGCCTGCGGTGCCAGCGGCGACACCCACGCCGCTCCAGACCTGCGTGGTGGGCTTGGCAATCACACCTGTCAGCGGGGACGCCAGGAACAGGCCGTTGAGCGGTTTGACTCCTGCGATGCCTGAGCCCATGTTCACCAGTGTTCCGACAGTCAGGGTAGTGCCACTGCCCGAGACCGCTGCGGTTGTAACCCCCGTGCCGCGGCGACCCATGAGCGTGACCGTTGCAGCCGAGACCGTTGCCTCAAACATGCCGTTGCGGTTGATCGCGTCAGCCACATCAGATGCGGTCTGGTTCAAGGTGGTGTTGAACGGGACTGTGCTATCAGGGATGATGTTCAGACCGCCGACCGTGATCGTATCGATGCTTCCGGATGCGCCAGCGATCGTGAACGACCCGGTTGCGCGAGTTTCCTTGGTCAGGGCGCCGGAGCTTGCCGACAGAGTGAGCAGCAGCGTGCCCGAGAACACCGCATCAGCCGTTGCGGGTTGACTACCGGAGTAGATGCTGATGTAGCCACGATTCAGGGCGCCAGCAAAGCCGACGCTTTGGGCCAATGCGTTACGCAGGCCGGTTGAAAATCTCCACGTCATAGCGATACTCCTTCAAATACGTTTGTTAAAAGCCGAGCCGCCCTGGTGTAGGGAGACAACGAACCGCTTCTGTCCGTCGCGCTCGATCACCGATGCGCCGGCTTGGACTCCGGGGGCGACCGATAGGTGGCCCTGTGTGAGGTTGGTGAACGGCATCGCACGGCACATGCCGCGAAGCGTCCAGAAAACGATCGATCCGGCTGCGTCCGTCGCCCAATGCCGGCCGGGCACCGTGCCGTAGTCGGCCAGCAGCTGCAAGCCCTCGGAGGTCAGTGCGTAAATCTCTGTGCGCGTGCCGATCACCAGTGCGCCCGGTGTTGGAGCGAGCATCACAATCTCGCCGGGGATGGCGTGAAAGTCGATAGATAGGTCGAACAGGTGAAAGCCCATCGGCTGCGAGTGCCACAGCGCCGTCATGCCGTCGCCGGCCATGTACTGCGCTGCGTAGGCCCGGCCCGACCAGAACGCAATGACGGTTGCGTCCATCGGGAGCGGGTCCATGCCATCCGTTGCCAGATCAAAGCCCAGAGACTCGGTTGGCGCGTCCCAGACCATGGCTGCCGCGCTGTCGTAGCTGGCAAGTTGGAAAACGCTGGAGTTGGCAGGGGCGATGTAGACGCGGGTGCTGTTCGGGGCGTCGAGGTGGATGCCGCTGATCTGCAGGGCTTGACCGTCGGCCAGTACGATCCCGGACGGCTCACTGGGCCCGGTCTCGCGCCCGTCGGGCAGGACGAAGGTCGTCACCACCCGGTACAGGCCAGCGTCCAGCGTCCCGGCAACTGCGGCCAGCGTCGGAGGGTATGGCACCGTCCAGCGCCACGGGATCACCGAGTTGTCGCCCAGGATGATCCCGGAGTCCACGCCGTTGTTGTAGAACGCCTCGCGGTTGACCTCGGCCCAGTGCAAATACGCCGTGCTTGTGATCGTGGTCACATTGGCGCCGGCCAGGGTCTTGACAGTGCCGCTGTCGACGTACCAGGCGCGTTGGAAGTCTGCGCTCGAGAATGCCGACGTGATGCTGGTCCCGGCTGCGTGCAGGGAGTAACCCTCGCGCGCCTCGATGGCGCCGTCGCTGCGCACGTTGACGTTGTTGGCCGTGGACAGCCAGCCAAGACCCAGCCTGAGCGGGTCAGCCGTGGTGTTCAGGCCTCGAAAGGCGGTGACGTTTGATGGTTTCACGGCGCCGATGGTCGCGCCGTCTACCTCATTTGGCTAACATTGCCGGGGGCAAAGCCTAGTAGACACCCTCATCGGTCTCATACCCGTGCTCGCGCTCGATCCACGATTCGTCCTGCGCGGTGGAGCGCCGGCCAAACTCGGACTCGAACATGGCCAGGCATTCGGATGCCTTCTTGGGGCTGTAGATCTCCGAGTCCTCTTTCGAGTAGGCCCGGTACAGCATCCACTCGACCAGCATGCGGTGATGGCGCGACCTGATTTCGGGTTCTTCATCGCCGTCGGTCATGGACACCAGCGGCATGCGCACCACCGTCAGTTTTGCCGTGTAGCTTGCATCCGGTGTTGGGTACGGGCGAAGCACACCGTCCTCCATGTCCGGCACGTAGCCGCGCGGCTGCCCGGTCTCGGTCTCCCAATCGGGCGCGCCGACATCGAGCGTCTTACGGCTGACCCGAGCCAGGACAGGCGTGATGGTGGACAGTTTGACCCGGCGCACGAACAGCACCCGGTCATCGAGGTCGTAGGTTGCCGTGCCACTGACCAGGGCGATTTGGCAGATGGCCGCCGTCGTGGAGTCCAGGATCAGCCGGGAGCGCCGGCATGCCTCGTCCTGCGCCTCGTTGGCAAAGTCAAAGTATTCGGCCTTTGAGATTCGGTAGTCCTCCACCAGATCGTCGGAGCGGCGCCGGGCCAGCTTGATCATTTCTGAGAGCGTCATGGGTGACTCCGTTTGTACTGTTTGTACTGTTGGTAGGCTGCGTGTATCGCCTCAAACACCCGATTGGGGTCGATGTTCTTCTGGCACACGGCCGCACCGGTTGCCGCGTCCTCATGGCAGAACTCGCGCGTGTAGTGCAGGCGGTGACAGGGGTAGCAATCGGTGTTGGCAGGCGTCAAGACCGCTGTGTTGACCCAGTGCTTGGTCAGGTTCTCGTGGGACGAGTGCGACAGCATGATCACCTTGGGGACCTGCTCAAACGCCACGGCATTGAGCGTTCCGGTCTCTGGCCCGACCACGCAATCCACCACTTGGGCCAGGGCCAAACTGTCGCGCACGTCCATCTCGCCCGATGTGCACCGCACGCGGGGCTCTTTCTCCCAACCGGTTTCGAGGATTTTGCAGGCGATGTCCCCACTGAACACGATCACAGCCTCTGGGATGGAGCGCATCACGTTTGCGATGACCTCGTCCTGGGCCGGGTAGAACTTGTGGATGCTCGAGCCTGCAAGGCACCAAAGGATGTTGAACCGTGGCGGGGCGCGCATGCCGATCTTGAGCGGCCCGGCCAGCGTGTTCTTGATGTCGGCCAGATACGCCTTGGCCTTGAGCGTTTCGTCCTCGGATGCGTAGAACCGGGCCTCTGAGCGGTACGGGATCTGCGCCAGCTTGGCCGTGAATTCGAGGTAGTTCTGCCCCAGCAGTTCGCGGCGCAGATTGTCGGGCCACAGGTGATTCGCCCGGCCCGGCATGGCCAGCAGCGTGCCCTCGACCGACTCGGACAGGTTGATGAACCGATCGAACCGCGTGGCCTGCACTGCCCAGAAGTCGGCCAGTTCCTGGTTCGGCACCTGGTCGACATCTTGCATGAAGAATGCATCGATGTGCGGGTCATGCTTGACGATTTCGTGCCCGCGCGGGGTCGTCATCATGGTCACGTGGAACCCTTGGCGCTTGAGCTCTGGCAGGATGTTGGAGCTTTGCAGCATATCTCCAAAGCCGCCATATCTGACCACGCATGCGGTCTTCTCAGGCTTGGGATCACGCCACGAGTGCAGATGCTTGTATTCGGTCATGTGGCCGCCTTACGCGCATTTGCAGCAATAGTTTTTCGAGCGGCCTCTGCTCTCGCTTCAGCCGTCCACCGCAACCTGCTTGATGCCACCATCCTTTGTCGTGTCTCAATCCCAACCACACGGCCCTTGTTGGCGACGGAAATCTTCCTTCGTACATCTTCCGGCATTGGGGCTTTTGCCCTTGAAGAACATAGAGCATAAATAGTGACTGGCTTCATATCTTTTTGAACACCTGCAAAATTGAATACTCTGTTCCGCCGTTGCGACGTTCATTCACAAGCAAGTCCCAACTGCCAACCTGTTCCATCAGCGCAATCATGTCCTCTGGCTGGTAGTCTGCCTTGTGATCTGGATTCGATCCATATGTTCCTACGCGCGGATATTCATTTGGATCCGGGTAGTACAAGACCAAGTGACCGCCGACTTTCAGCGTTCTGAACCAGTCTTTCAACGCATCAAGCGGATTGTCTAGATGTTCAATAAGGTGACTGGAAAAGATGAAGTCGAGGTCGCCGTCCTCGATGAAGTCCAGATTGGTCGCGTCATCGCACACGACGTCGGGCTTCATCTGGATGCCGAACAGCTCCGTGTCCTTGCAACTGTCCACGCCGATCATGTGCGGGTAGGCCTTCTTCGGGCCGCAGCCCAGATCGATGCCTTTGCCGCGCGTGTATGGGACGATCAGGTACTTGATCTTGTCCGACTCGCCGCCCTGGGGGTCATCTATGCGCCATGTCATCAGATCACCATCAGTGCTTTTCCCGTGTCTGGGATGATCATGAACGGGCGCCCAGACTCCACGACTGCCTGAGTACATCCTTCGCAGTCGACCACACCAAAGTCGTCGAACAGGATGAATCCGCCACGCACCATGCGCTGCGGCATCTGATCCAAGATGGCCTTGGTACTCTCGTACTGGTCCGCGTCGGCATGCACGAACCCCACTGGTGGCATGTCGATCAGCGAGTCCGGGAATAGGCCCTTGATGATCGTTGCCGAGGGGATCAAGGCCTGCACGGCATCAACGCTGGTGTCGGCAAACTTGCCAACCGGGTTTCCCGTATCAAGTGGCCCTTGGTACGGGATTCCCTCGAACGTGTCGTACAGGAACAGTGGGCGACCGAGTTGCGCCAGAAAATAAGCTGACCCTCCCCGGTAGACACCGACCTCAACGATAGCGCCCTCTGGCGCGCGACCGGCGTAGTGGCGCAAACTGTTGATCGCCTCCATCGAGAGCATCGATGTAAACGTTACTTTCCCCTCGCCGCTTGGCCGGCTCTTTTCGAGTGCGGCCCCCACTTATGCGCCTTCCTTGCCGTCGCTCTTGGCTGCGTTGCCCACGCCGCCCTGGCGGTTGATCGCGTCACCGCTGAGGTCCGCGCCGTAGGTGTCGGTCACACCAGTCGTCACGCCACGGTCAGGCAGTGGCTTGGTGTCGCCCTGGATAACACCAGAGGGCTTGTACATTCCAGATTTCTTTTCGTCCATGATTTCTCTCCTTCAAAATGAAAAAAGCGGAGCACCCGGTAAAAGGCGCTCCGCATCAAGTGGCAACTGCTCTTACCAAACTGGCCGGTTACGACTGAACCGCGTCGTTGGTGACTTCGTACTCGTAGACGATGTGCCCGACACCTGTCGCATCGGCCAGCGACTTGACGGACACCTGCGCCATTGCCGCAATGTCGAGATTGAGCAGCGCAGAACTGGCGGACACGCCGGCAGCCGAAGTGCTCAAGGCAATCGCGCCGACCGACGTGGTGCCGTGGAACACGTTGTAGCCGTGAGTCGTTGCAGTGCCAGCAGTGATGACTGCGGCATGGACCTTTTTCAGCCGCATGGCCTGGAAGGATCGGAACTTGGCGCCCTCGGTAGTGGCTCCAGCAATAGTGATGCGGTCTACCTCGCGGCGGACCAAATAATCTGGGTCATCGTATGCCATGATTGGCTCCTTGATTGGTAGGTCATGAAGCCCTCCGAGCACGCGGCCCGAAGGGCAATGGGGTCACGTCAAGCCGCCGAGTCCCACTTCACGATCCGCGACTGCGCAGCGACCGTGTGGACCAGGCCAAAGCCGCCAAGGTAGTACCAGGCGATCCCGCGCGAGCGACCGAAGTCGGAGGGGATCTTGCCTCGCATTTCCTCGGGGCAGGCAATTCCCTCGGCCACCGTATCGGCGCCGAACCAGAACGCCCAGGACGACTTTGCGTTGTCCCATGCGTCCGCCGTATCGGTCAACGGAGCGAACGAGCCAGAGTTGGCCGCGCCGCCCTTGGGGATCGAGGTCTGCTCGACGAACCGGGTGTTCTCGTACCGGCCCATTTCACCGTTCAGGATCATCTGAAAACCAGAGTCCGTGTACTGGTGCAGGGTTTCCAGTTCGTTCTTGAACGGACGGAATGTCGACGGGTGGCTGATGGAGATGTAGTCATCACCCATGTACGGGGGGATGTTGCGCTCCTTCATCTTGTCAACGATGTCCTTGACGTGTTCCTTGCCCATGGCCACGTTGTTGGTCAGCGTTGCCGTGCCGTCGGTCGTCAGTGTCACTGCATTGGTGCTGGTGCCGCCAGTAGGAACGGCGCGCAGTTTGGTCGCATTGAACTGCGTCCAGGCTGCAATGTCGAACGCCTTCTTGGCATCGGTCTTCAGAACCTTGTTGATGATCTCCTTGACCGGATGCTCGGACAGGTCGTCAAGCTTTCCGGTGTACGGAACAGAGTTGCCGTACTCGGTGATCGTCATCGTGCCTTGCGTGATGGTGAAGTTGGTCTCAGGCATGACGTTGGTTTCCACCAGTGCCGCGCCACGAGTCGCAACGTCGCTGTACACGTTCCAGTGGAATGTGTCGCCCTTGCCCTTGCCCTGAACCGCTGCGTCCTTGATGTCGGCGAACTGGCGGAATTTCACCGTCGGCTGCACCGCATAACGCAATACCTTCGAGAGCTGGTCCGAGTACATGAACCCGCCCAAGCTGCTCGTTACCCAAATTTGACCTGGCATGATAAATCCTTCACAAAAAAGTTGGCTTCAGACTTCCATCCCCCTGGACTTGCGCATTTCTGCGAGCACATCGCTCGTCGTCTGCACTGGCTCCTGGGTCGTGGTCGCCGTCTTGTTCAAAGAGTTGATGTTGTCCATCTTCCCCTTGCGTTCCAGCTTTTCGTTGCGGGATGTGGTCGGATTCGGAGTCGCAGCGGGCTTGATCCCCATACTGACCATCCATTCCCGCGTCCTTTTCGCGCCGGCCCCGAGTGCGTCTTGGTATGGCGTTCCGCCAGCCATCGCTTCCTCGATATGCCGATTCGTCAAGTCCGTGAGGTATGGGTCGTCGGCCAGGTCGGGGTTAGCGTCCTGAAACTTCTCCAATGCACTCGCGTCAACTAATCGCTGCCTGAGCACTGGCGTCAACTGATCCGCAATCTGATCGAGGTCCAGGGTGGGAGACTTGCTCCGCCCCTCGCCTACGAACTTCTGCAGTGCAGCTATCGCCTTCTCTTCATCTCCCTCAAACAGGGATGCGATGAAGGTCTTCGCACTCAAGCCGTCCCCGTTTGGGTCCGGTTGCTGGGCAGTGTCCTCACCGCCTTGCGTGTTGTCTACCTTCGCCGGGGGCAAAGCGCGTGCCTGCGCAAGTATTTGGTTTGCCTCGGCCAGGCGCCGGTCGGCGGCTACCTGCTTTTGATAGTTGCGTATGGCCTCGGCCACCGTCACCTCGGACTCGACTCCGTCCACCTTGACCTTGACGCGCACCTTGTCGGGATGCTCAAGCAGCTGCGGCTCGTCCTCCAGCTGCGCTTGCACCTCATCGTCCTCATCGACTACGGCCTTTCGCGGCTTGGCTACCGGCTGCTCGATTTGCTCGACGTCTTCGTCTGCGCCCTCATCGTCGTCGCGCTTGACGCGGATGGCGTCCATCGCGGCCATGCGCGGGGAGATCTTCTGCTCGGCGGCCTGGTCATCAGGTGCGCCCGTGGTTTGGGTGTCGTCGGTCTTCTCGGTGGTTGCCATGTCATCTACTCCTGGTTGAAAAATCATCCCTCGCGGGCCATCCATTCGGCCTCTGCCTGCTCGCCCGCCGTCACCGCCTCGCCCAGCCACTGCAGGAACATCGCAGCGACTGCGCCCTGGTTCTGGTGTTGGCGCACGGCCCGGGCGTCCTCCGGATCCACGGTCAGCAGCGCGTCCTTGGCCGACTCAATGTCGTTGTTGGCCCTACCGGCAAGGTGCCTGCCGATAGATCCGCCCATGAATTGCTGCACATCGAGACCGAACGACACACGCGCCCTGACCTCGGCCAACTCGCTCTCTTCGCTCATGAGTCGGCCCGCACGGTTTCGATGCCCTGGTTGGCACCTTCAACGCCCGACGCAGGGGCAATCGGGGCCATGGGCGTCAGCGGCGTTGTGTCGCCCGCCACCGCACCGCCGGGCATGAACTCGACACCGGTACGCGGGTCCTTCACGCTGTTTTGCGTCAGGCCGGGCGCCGGTGCCTCGATGGCTGGGAAGTTGGGATCGATGCCCGCTGGCGTGGGCGCCTGGTAGCCGCCGGCCATGACAATGGCGTCTGCCACTGGCGCGATCTGGGGAACGCTTGCCAGCATCTGTGCGAATTGACCGGACGCAAACATGGCCTCGACGTTCTTCTTGAACGCCGACGAGATCGTGTCCTTGGTCTTGGCGGCCAATGTCTCGATCTCCGCGTCGAGTTTGCGCACCTGCGCTGCCACCATCTCCGGGCTCACCTTTTGCTCCAGTTGCTTTTGCAGTTCTGTGATCGTGGCCTTGGCGTTTGTCAGGCTCGGGTCCTCTGTCTCGGTGTCGAAGAACCGGTCGCCGTCGCGGTAGCCCAGCTTGCCGAACAGTTCCTTGATCACCTCTGACACATCCAGCCCGAAGCGCTCCAGCACACCGTCGGCCAGCAGGTCCTTGAGCGATCGCATCGCCTCCAGGAACGTTTTGACCTGGTCCAGCGGGTTGGTTGACCCGGTGCCCACGTTGACATTGAGCGTGATGTCCATCTCAAGCAACTCGTCGATGAACCCCTCGTTTGCCGCCTCCATGGCGAAGTCTCGCTCCAGTTTTGCCGCTTTGCTGGCCAGGCGGATGATCGCCTCATCGGTCTCGTACTTTCCCTCCAGCAGCAGTAGTTGGTGCAAAACGGGCTCGACCCATGTCTCCACGAACGCGCGCAGCTGGTAGGCACCGACTTGGTTGGTGGCGCTGTTCATCATCTGCATGCCGCCCACGGTCTCATTGAGATTGCGGTTGGACTGCACCGAGGACTGCGAGAACGCGCCGGCGACATCGTCAAAATCAAGATTGAGCCGGTCCTGCTCGGAGTAGGCCGAACTGGTGACGTCGGGCGTGTCGAGCACCTTCACGTCCTTCTCGGGGTCGTTCATCATCGTCACGCTGGAGGGCACATTTCGTGTCAGGCTGCGGATGTCGACCTGCCTGCCGCGCTGCACGAAGTAGCGCTTGTTCATCGCAAACTTGACGTTGTCGATGCGCTGGTTGGCCACCTCGTTGATCTCGGCCTGGGTGTCCTTTGTGATGCCAGGGATGCCGTCCGGGTACAGCTTGTGTGTCTCCAAGATGCACAACCCCATGACGTAGGGGCGCCGACCGTGCCAGTAGTGCGACTCCAGCGGTACCGGCTGACTGAGCGTCGACATAGTGCCCAGCGTGTACCAGATCATGTCGACGCCGTCGATTTCCATGATGTTGCGATGCACCCACACGGTTGCAAACTCGTTGATGGCTGATCGCTGCTCTGTGCTGTCCTGCCGGTTGCGCTCGCGCGTCTGGCGTGTGCTGTCCGAGTAGCTGTTCTGCGCTGCCAGGATTTCGGAGTCGGCCAGCGTCTTCCACCGGGGCTGCCCGGTCGTTGGGTCCTCGTTGGTCATGCGCTTTCGCACGTCCATCACCATCATCGGGAGCATGTGGATCACGTATGCGCTCGAGCCGATCGGGTCGTCCCACTTCGCTCCGGGGTGGATGCGAAAGTTCTCGGTCGGTATCAGGTCGATGCAGGGCTTGTCGATCTTGCGCTTGGCATCAAACCGCCAGTATTGGTGCGATATGCACACGCCCACGGTCTGTGCGTCCTGGTACGCGCCGATCAGGGTCAGGAACCAGGGGATGCTCTTCTTGAGCCGGTAATTGAGCAGCGCATGCTTGACCTGTGCCGATGCGCGATTCTTTGGGTTGTCGCTGTCCTCGGGCGTGACCGTGACCACGTCCGATGTAGCGAAAAACGCCTCTGCCGCCGATGCTTCGTTCTTTCGGATCGTCGCGCGGGTCTTGGGCCGGAACAGTCGGGACCGCGCCTTGTATGCGTCTGAGTGGTACTTGCTGTTCGTGGGGTGCACACCTTGGAACTGCCTCAGTGCTGCCTCGATCTGCGTGCGGATGGACGAGTCAAAGTAGGTTGTGGACGATGTGAACGCGTCACGCGCCATCGTTAGGAACTTGTCGGGTGCGGTTTCGTTCATTTGTCGGCCCTCAGATACCCGGCGCTGTCAACCGGGATGTCGCTGTACTCGGCGGCGTTGAATCTGCCTCTGCGCATGCGATAGCGCTCAAGCATCTCGCCGCCGGCCATCACCACTCGGCGCTTGAAGTCAGACCCGCTGTAGATCTCGGTGAGCTTGATCCTGAACCCCCAGTTACCGGACAACGCCAGGTTGCGCACGTCGGCAAATCCAATCTCACCGTCGCAGGCGACCGCCCACATATGGCCTGGGTATGCGCCATGCAGTGCCTCAGCCATCTCCTTGGACATGACGATGTCGTTGGCGGCGCCTTGCGGGTTGTCGGTGACGATTTCTTGGGTCATGGTTCTGCGTCTGGCTCTGTTTGGGTCTGCACAAATCTGATCTTCTCGGAGTCACTGAGCCAAGCCCACTCCCCGGGCGTCACGATCGCCTTGCACGGCTCGGGCAGTTCGTCGTAGCGCGGATCACTCGGGAGGTCTTGCATATGCAGGCACCTTCTCGATGTACTCGCGGCCAGAGCTGAATCGGTAGGCCGTTGGGTACGGCTGCACCACGGAATCGGCCTCGGCAATGCCGACCTCGGCAGACCACAGGCGCTCACTGGTGCGAACGATTTCATGGGGCTTCAGGGCAGGTGTTGGCATGGTTGGTCCTCAATCGGCAAAAGTTTCGGGTTCGAGCATGCGTTCGTCAACGATTACCGGGGGCAATGGCTCCATGTCATACAGCCGCGACGTTGCGTCGATCAGGTCTTTCTTGGCCGAAAAAGGGTAGGTCAGGTACTCTTCCAAGAAGCCCTTGTTGAGCGAATACACGTTGCCCTCGTGATCCCTGCGCCTGGCTGGCGTGAAGATCCGAAAGGCCTGGCCTTGGTCGCGCATCTTCTTTTGGTTGCTGGTCTCGTAGGACTCAGAGGTCGTCATCGGCTGACCGTCGACGTCCATCACCGCATCGCCCTGCTTGTCGAGCAGCGGCACCTTGCGCTGGCACAGCATGGGCAGGAAGAACTTCTTGGCGGCAAAGTCGGGCTGCAGGCGCTGCACGCGGTCGTCCTTGGCCTGATTGCCATCGCTGGTCCAGTTCAGTTCGTGGATCTGGAATGAGTCGTTGGCGGCCAGCATCTTTTCCTCGAAATACTCGAGGTCGGCCTGCATGCCGTACCGCTCGTAGCCGGCCTTGACCATTTGCACGCCGGGCACGTTGCGCCACAGCTTGACCAGGCCGTACAGGGCTTCCCACCGCTCTTTCAGACCCATCTTGTGGCGGTAGCCGTCCAGCAGGTACTTGTTGCTGCCAGCGTCCACGCCGATGACTGCCATAGCCGTGTTGTCGCTGCCCTTCTTCTTGCTGTGCGCCGGGTCGACCATGATGTACACGTTGAGCGTGGCCGGCCTGATGTCGCTGAACTGCAACCACTCCTTGCGGAACATCGCCTCGTTGCCAGCTGCCGGATTGAGCAGCATCTGGCATGCAATGGTCGACGGCCCCTGCTTGATCTTCTTTTCGGCCCACGCGCCGGCGGTCATGAACACCGGGTCGCCGTCGGCCAGGCCGTTGTCGGTTGCTGGGTAGACGCGCACCTTCAAGGCATCGCGCTCAATGATGTCGGCGTAGGTGTCGGCAAACGAGTACCGGGTGCCGACGTGCCATGCCCGAAGCCTGCCGTTCTCGCCGCGTGCACCCAGGTTGTCTGATAGCTCCCACGCCTTGGTCGTCTTTGCCACCTGTTCGGGTGTATTGACTGACTCCAGCGTCACAACGTCGTCATACACACGCAGCCGGAAGTGCGCGCCGGTGGGCTGCCCGTCCACCAGGCCATGCGCCTCGACGGTTGCCTCCTTGGGGTTGCTGGTGCGCTGGACTGTCAGGCCCTTTTCCTCGGACCACTTCGATGCCTGCTTCTTCGGGTCAGACCAGAAAATGGTTGGGTATGTTGCCTGCAACTCCTTGTTGTCTTCAAGTTCCTGCTTGAGCTGCAACATGAATTTTCGGGCGCCGGGCTTCGTGTGACTGAAGATGCCGATCGTGATCTCGGGGTCTCGGATGATTTCCTGCACGATGCCAGCGAAAGTAATGAGGGTCGACTTGTAGTGCTCGCGTGCCCACAGGTCCAGGTAGCCATCCGGGTCCGCCTCGACCTCGCGGCAGCGCGCGTACAGCCACGGATGTACCGCATCGAGCCGGTGCAGAAGCCTTGTGAGCAGGTAGTACCGATCATTTCGACCAAGCCACGCCCGGCCCGCGTCGCCGTAGTCTGACTCGACGATCCCCCACAGATCAGCGACTTGCTCGAACTCTGCCGCCTGCAAAGAGGGCGCGAGCTGGTCGAGGTCGTCACGGATCATTGACCGGTCCCGAACACAACCCGCTCGACGATCTCGATCAAGATGTGGATGACCTTGATGTGCAGTTCCTGCGCCCGGTCAGCATAGCGCCCGCCCTCGGTGCATATGTGATAGTCGGCCAGTTTGCCCAGGTCGCCCCAGCGGTTGCCGGTGAGCGCGATGACACGCATGCCCTGCGCGCGGGCTGCGGTGGCGGCCATGATCACCGACTCGCTGCGCCCGGATGTGCTGATCGCCAGCAGGTAGTCACCGCCGCGCCCGTGGGCCTCGAGGTAGCGCGAGAACACCTGGTCGTACCCGAAGTCGTTGGCCACGCACGTCAGGTGCCCGACATCGCTGATAGCGGTGGCAGGCAGGGCCCGGCGATCGCCCCGGAATCGACCGCTCAGTTCCTCGGCGAAGTGCATCGCATCTGACATCGAGCCACCATTGCCGCACGAGAAAACCCGTTTGCCTGCCTTGAGTGCATGCCCCAGGTCCCCGCCGGCCATGCTGATCATCGCAAGCATCGCGGAGTCGGCGCGCAGTATCTGCAATGCGCCGTGGGCCTCGTCCAGGGCTTTGTCGACGATATCAAGCATCGAGCAACTCCTGCCGGGTGATCGCCGCAGTGCCCAGGCGACCAACGACTATGCCGGCGGCTTTGCTTGCCAGGTCCATCGCCTCGGGCCATGGCCTCCCAGCTGCGCGCATGCAGGCCACGACAGCCATAACCGTGTCGCCAGCGCCCGTCACGTCGGCCACGTCGCGTGTGTATGCTGCCTGGTGGTGCATGTCGCCGCTGTTGAGCTCAAGCGTCATGCCGCCTGCGCCTTTGGTCAGCAACATCGCGCCGATCTGGTTGAGGTCGCGCATGTCGCGCAGGGATGCGTACTCTTGAGCGTTGGGCTTGACCATGGTGGCGCCGGCGTACTTAGCCCAGTCGCCGCCTTTTGGGTCAACGAAAACCGGCTTTCCTGCTGCCTTGGCCATCTGGATCAGGTCTTGCACGTAGCGCAGCGCGCCCTTGCCATAGTCCGATGCGATCACGATGTCGCAACCGAGCACCATGGCCTGAAATGCGTGGTCCATGCGTTCTAGTGATTCTTGGCATGGCGACCCCTCGAAGTCCAGCCGGATCATCTGCTGGCGCTGGCCGATCACTCGCAGTTTGACGGTCGTCCACATGACGGAGTCGGATATCAAGGCGATCTTGTGAACGCCGCCGGCCAATGCGGCGTCGGCGAGCCAACTGCCATCGCGGTCATTGCCAACAACCGACACGAGGTCCACCCTGGCGCCTAGGGCCGCGCAGTTGAGCGCCACGTTCGCTGCGCCGCCGGCCCGTTCCTCTACCCGGGTGACCGCCACCACGGGCACTGGCGCTTCTTGGCTGATCCGAGTCACGTCGCCGTGCCAGTACCGATCGAGCATCACATCGCCCACCACCAGCACACGAATGCCTGAGAAGTCGGGGATCATGCTTTGCCCAGGACCTTGGCGAATTTTGCTTTGACGGCTTCGATACCGGCCATCTTGTCGACGGCGGCTGCCATGGCTGCGTTGGGCTGGACGTTGTGCGCTTCGTAGTGGCCGCGTATCTTGTGGGCCTGGTCGCGGGCTTGGTTCTTGTCCAGCCACTTGTATTTCTTGGTCGTAATTATTTGTGCGTTCTTGCCCCTGCCGACCGATGACTCGACAACCTCGAAGCCGGACAGGGCCATCGCGGTATCGTCATCCAGCTCGGTAACCTGCTTGAGCGACCCGTCAGCGTTGTAGAGTTTGCGCGGGTCGAAATAGAGCGTCTGGGACAAATTCTTCAGAATTCGCTCGGTGTTGAGTTCGGCCTTTTCCTGCAGTTCTGCCTGTCTATTAGCCAAAAGTGCAAGGACGTTAGCTTTTCTGAGCATCCTGCTGCCCGTAACGCCTGCGCCTTTGGGGCTGAAACCCGCAGCCACGGCGGCTTTCGTGGCATTCAACCCGTTTTGCAAGTACGCTTCAACAAATGGACCTACACGGTCTATTGAGGCCTTGCGGGATGGTGTTTTGGCCTTCTTTTTGGCCTTTGGTGCGGTCATATGCGCCGATATTGCAATGTGCATTGCAGTTTGGCGACTGATGCCGGGGGCAACGGGCGTTAAAAAGCCCGCACTGTGGCGGGCATCCTCTGTTGTCCTCTGTGCTCTTCTGTAGGTCAGGGGCGGGTATAGCCTGGGCCCTTACAGTCGCCCGCGAGCCAATCCGAGCATTTCCCGTCTGGTCCGTCATCAACGCATGCTGGGTAACGGCACGGTTGCGCAGGCCCGATCTTTGCGGGCGCTGTGGCGCTGTCTGTGCGCTTCCCCCTCGCTGCGGCTTCTTCTGACTCGATCGTGTCAAGCACTTCGCGGGCTAGGCCCATGGTCACGCCGAACTTGAAAATAAGTGTTACCTCATACGCAATCGAGTCGTTGGTGAGACTGCGCACTTCCTGCCTACTGCGCCAATCATCATGCATGACCTTGCGGAGGGCTTGCTCGACCGTGTAGCCGGCAGGAATGATGAGGCTATCGAGTTTCATCATGTCCTGCTCCCGCAAGTAGTGCTGTGAAAAGCTGCGATACGCTTTGGCCGGCTTCCTTGGCTGCCCGGTGCGCGTGATACCGCGTGGCTGGGCTCACTCGCAGCTCCATGCGGGCTGTCTTGCCCTCGCCTAAGGGAAGTGCTGGGCGCCCTTGGGGGCGTTTGGCGGGGGTGGTGTTCATGCCTCGGCTACCCGGCGAATGCCTTGCGCTTGTGCCAGGTAGTCGACGGAGCTTCCTACGGGAAACTTCCACTTGGCCCATTCCTCGGGCGTGTCATGCCGGCCCGGGTTGCCCAGCCTGGTGACTTCGATATCCCCGCAAGTTGTGTGAATGGTGGCGTCAAACGCCTGTACCCCGCCGGTGAAATACTCCGCTTTGAAGGCGGAGACCGATGTAACTACGAATTTGGTCATTTCATTCTCCTGTGGTGGTGGTGGGGGTCTAGGCATCAATCCAGCACCTCGGCGTACTGAGTCCGGCCAGGCGGAACAGGTCGATACCATGGCCGACTGCGGCCTGGCGGTTCCGTTCGGCTTGCAAAGTCAATTCGTGTGCCGGGACGCCGAGTAAACTCGCAGCCTCGGGGTCGGTTGCCGTGTCTTGCGCATTGATGTGCGCCGCAATGGCATCGGCATGCGCTTGAGTGAGCACCAATGCTGGATCGACATACGCTAGCGGCCCGCAGACCGCGACAACAGCGGCTGTAAGCGGGTCAGACCTCACCGCGATCAGCTCGATAGCTTGTTTGAGGGTAATGTTCATTTCATTCTCCAGGTGTTGGACCTGCGTTATTGCCTGCCCATGTGATTAATGTACGGCATGCAATAACAGCAGTCAACGACTATTTTGTGTACGGTTACAAATTAGTTTGCGGCACAAGTATCAGCGTCCCGACTCCAGCCGCGCGCCCGGCTTCGATGTCTGTGTCCCGGTCCCCGATCAGCGTTGATCGCGCCAGGTCGATGCCGTACTCTCTGGCCGCTTGCAGGATCATGCCGGGCGCGGGCTTGCGCATGAGCGGGTCGTAGTCCGGGCAGTGGTAGACCTTGGTGATCCTCACGTCCCGGGCTGCGAATTGGTCGACCATCCATGCCGTTAAGACTTGGAAATCCGTTTCGCTGAAATACCCGTGGCTGATCCCGGCCTGGTTGGTGACCACGAATATCAGGTGGCCCATGTCCTGGTACCTGCGGCACACGCCGAATATGCCGGGCATGAAAACGAAATTCTCGATCTTGTGGACGAAGCTGCCGTTGTCGTTGATCACGCCGTCGCGGTCCAGGAAAAGTGCGGGCTTCATGGCTCTGTTTGCTCTCCCACCGCTGGCAACAACATCGCGAACGCATCCAGAGCCTGACCGGCAGAATCACACGCGACCAGCAGCGATACGCAATTACCAGGGGACCAAAGACCAGTTGATTCCCGTCCAATACTGAACGAGTAGGTGCCATTTCTTTCTTTGGCCATTGCCTGCAGACCATGAAGCGCTTTTTCGGTCGAGTGATATGGCTCCGTGATCATTATGTGCAACCTTTTGCGCGGCCAGTAATAAATGCCCGTGTGATCAAACCCGTCCGGGTAACGCCAATCGATCATCCACCTCAGAACGGACGTTGAAAGTGCATTGGACTTCTGAAGTCCGGTGGCCTTGCACCACCATTCCTGCCTGTTTTGGAATGCTTCCAGTGTGTGACTCATGTTCTCATCCTCTCAATCAGTTTTGTCGTTGACACGCCGCGCGTGAACGGGATCGTGAGCACTATTCCGCCGCGCGCTGTGACCTCCCTGTAGCCGACGATGTCCTCGACCCGATAGTCGCCTCCCTTGACCAAAACTTGGGGATTGATCTGGATGATCAGAGCCAGCGGCGTCGCCTCAGAGAACGGGATCACCACATCCACGCAGCGCAGGGCCTCCAGTACCCGAATGCGGTCGGCCAAGCGGTTTATCGGTCGGGTCGCGCCTTTGAGCTTGCGCACGCTCGAATCAGAGTTGATGCCCACCACAAGGCACTCCCCCATCGCCCGTGCGCGCTCCAGGTAGTCGACATGCCCGGCGTGAAAAATGTCAAAGCAGCCATTCGTGAAAACCATTGGGCGTTTCATTTATTCCCCCGATCAATAGTGTTCGCGCACCGTGGCGGTAGCGTCGCCCGCGCACGCATCAGGACTCGCTTGTCGACGGTACCTGCAATGTGATGCCCCATGAATGCGTCGAAATTGTCGGTAACTACGTTCAGACAAATCGTGGTCACTTCGACGCCGGCCTCCAGCCATTTGATATGGCTCAGCAATTCCTCGTGCGTCATGCTTCCAGCTCCCGCTTGATCGCCAGTATCTCGGACCTGACCTCGCTGCGCGTGATGCCGCCAAGCAGGTGGATGAGTTCGCGGATCTCGCCCGGCGACAGATGCTCGCATGTCTCGCCAATCTCCAGTATTGACTCGCGCCCCGGATTGCGCGTGAGCGACATCGGCCTGTCCGCTCGAATATTCGCCGGGAAAAAATGCCCGTTGAAGGTGGTCGTGATCGACCCATCAGCTTTGAGCCGGTCGACCTGGTCGTCGATCACAGCCAGAGGCACGCACAGTTCGTCCGCAATCTGCTGGCGGGTCGAATACTGCACCGGACTGCTGCAAAACCGGTCTACGATCACCTGCAGGACCTGGTGCTTGCTCACCAGCGTAGGGCCGCGTTTACGTGCTGACTTGATTGTTTGCATCATGCGTTTGCCCCTCCAGTTTTTGGTTGGTTTTCACAACAGCCCCGCCTGCACAGGCTGGGGCGCTTCCTCGGGCAGCAGTAGCGTGCCCTGTGCCTGGGCGCGGCTGATGCGCTCGACTGCGATGTCGAAGTACGGGCGATGAATCTCCACGCCGATGAAGCGCAGACCGAGGTTCATCGCCGCTACTCCTGTAGCGCCTGTGCCCATGTAGGGGTCGGCCACCAGCGCAGGCCGCCCAGCTTGAACAATGCACCACTCCATCAGGGCCACAGGCTTCTGTGTCGGGTGCGTGCGCTTGGTGCCCTTGTCCTTCCCCGCGCCTTGGCACAACCCCTTCCACACAAGCCTGAAAATCCGCGCCGCGCCTGGCGAGTTCATCCAAGCAAATTCAACATCCGAAAATGTGTCCCACGGCTCTTTTCCGTCCAGCTTGTCCCATGCCAGCCAACGCCCGCGCGGCAAGCGCTGCGCGTAGTGGTCGGCGCCAAAGACAATCACCGGGTCAAAGGCCAGCAGCGGTGTCGGGTCAAAGGGTGCGTCGTCGCCGAAAATCGCCTCGCCATTGCGCGTAGCGTTGCGCCCGGCAGCGTGAGCGCCTGCGCCGCCGCCGGTCCCGCGAACGTACCCAATTCCATAGGGCGGGTCGCTAACGATGGCCGCGTCTTTCGGCAGCAGCGGCAGCACCTCGCGGCAGTCGCCGTGAATCAGACGGGCGTTCCCAATGATGACTTCTTCAAACGCCATGGCGCTCCCTCTCCAGTTTTTGGATTTTCTGCTTGAGATCCGCTATCTCAAGATTGCGCGCGACGACGACGCTGGCCAATCGTGCTTGCTCGTCCAGCAACTCCGCGATCTGACGGTGCAGTTTGGTGACCACGGGCTTGTCGTGTAGGTATAGGACTGGGGTTGTCATGCGGCCTCCCACATCGGCAGTGATCCGGGCCACAGCCCCTCGGAAACGATCGCTGCCCGCGTCCTGGCTGCGTACTCGTCCTCCAGCAGGCGGCGCTCGTATCGTCCAAGCGCCCCAGTGCTGCCCACAAAATCATGGCAACGCGCGCACCCAGGCCAGCCCCTTCGGCAATCGGTTTTAATGCCCATGCCCTTGCCCTGGTCCGAGTGGCAGAACTGCGACCGTGGCGCCTGCCCGCAGTGCATGCACGGCATGGCCCGCACCAGATCCATGTAGCCGGCGTGTTGCCGCACGTTTTCTTTGGGCATCGTTACCGCCACGTCATCCGTCGCCCGCCACACGCTCACCGGGCGCTCCAGGCGGCGCATCGGGGACGGCGGTGGCCGCACGTAGGCCGGGCGAGCAAATGAGGTGCGTCGTAGCATGGTTATCCCTTCGCGGTTACCCGCTCCCAGATTTGATCGAGCTTTTCAGCCTGCAGAGGCGTCAGCGAATTGCCTGCATCCAAGCGTGCCTTGATGGAGTCGAGGAATGTGCCGTCCCAGTCGGACAAGCGAGACTCGCGCGCCTCGCAGTCCTCGATCATTTGGAGCCAGTCATTCATGATCAGACTGCGTGCGTGCCTTCGACACCACGGCGCATGCGTTCGATAGTCCGCTGCTGCAGCCAGTGCTGTGCTTCTTCGATGTGAGTCAGAGCGCAAGCGTTCGCCTTGCAGGCATACGGCCCTTTTTGGAAGCTGCGCAGCCGGTCGGCGATGATGGCCAGCAATACCTCGTGCGTGAGTCCGTTGACACCAACCTCGGCAATTGGGCCGTTCTGGAATTTGATATCGGCGGCGGCGTCGTCATTTGTCGCGCAGTCAATCGCATAGTGATGGTGTGCGCCGCCTGCACCAGGCTCGTCGACTGCCGTTACCGTCAGTGTGTCGTTCGCCGCGTTGACCTTGTGGTCGTCAATTGTTCGCATGTTCAAATCTCCAATTTGCAGGCCTGAGTCGGCAGGCCGGGACCGTCGTCATTGCGTAATCTCCCCGGTCTCAGGGTCGATCTGCCGACCGAGCGACGTCTTGGACCAGACCACTCCCTGCTCTGTCCCGAAGCAATGGCACAGGTCGATCACGGCTGTCATCTCCTTGGTCGTCATGTCGCTGGTGCTGTCGCCGCGATTGATGCTGATGAAACCGGTGCCGTCCATATTCGGGTGCAGTTCCTGCCCGTTTAAGTGGCCTGTCACAAAATCTTTCCAGCCAGTTGGCTTGAGCTTTTTGCCGAACCATGTGACTTGTTTGCTCAGGTCCGTGAGGCAGGACCACATGATCTGGTTTTGCTTCAGGCTGCGGGTGTCTTTGCGAAACGTCACGACGACGCGGTAGCCAGCAGCCAGCAGTTCCTTCGCCCACTCCCAGGCCCTGCGCATGTCGGCCAGGGCTTGCACCGGGTTCTCCAGGCGCAGGGTGATGCGCTCGGTCATGCGGCCTCCAGAACAAACGATTCCTGCGGCGATATGCGGTCCCGCTGCAGGGCTGCGTTGCGCTCGTCGATGTCGATGCCGATCCAGTTGCGGCCCAGGCGCTTGGCAACGGCCCCGGTCGTGCCAGAACCAATAAAGATGTCCAGCACCACGCCGCCAGCAGGGCAACCAGCCAGAATGCAGGGCTCGATCAGAGCAGGGGGGAACGTGGCAAAGTGCGCGCCGCTGTAGGGTGCGGTCGGCACGGTCCAAACGCTGCGGCGGTTGCGCATGCCGTCAGGCTCAGCCTGCATGCTCTGCCCGCCCTTGATCTGGCTGCGGTGGCGGCTCTCAATGTCCGAGCGCAACTCCTTACGGTTTCCAGTGTTCGGCGCTTGGCCCGGCGCCACATAGCCCGGCCCTGTCAGGTCATCGCCCGCCTCGTATGCGGCTTGGCCTTTTGGAGGGTTGACGTTGCCGGGCACTCGACCTTTCTCGCGGCCTTCGGCGTGGAATGACCCGTGACCACCCTGGCCGGTTCGCGTATCCCATCCGTCCGGGGTCTTGTAGCGCGGCTTGGCGACTTCGTCGTACCCATGCCCAAACCCTGGCCGCTTCGTGCCTGCTGCTTCTGGATTGGCACGTCTCGGATTGGCGCCGCCGTTGACCGGCTCCTGCATAGCTTCGAAGTCCCACCAGTACCTCTCTGATTTCGTCATCAGAAACAGGTATTCGTGCGCCTTGGTGCAGCGGTCGCGCACCGACTCGGGCATCGGGCTGGGTTTCGACCAAATGATGTCCTGGCGCAAGTACCAGCCAGCATCCTGCAGCGCGAAGGCAAGACGCCATGGCTGGCCGACCAGATCTTTGGGCTTCAGGCCGCTTGGAGCGCGCCTCGGTGCTTGGTCACCCCCACCCGCATCATACATTCGTCTCCCGCCAACGCCAGATTGGTTGTCTTGCCTGCCGCCATGCGCCCCGCCGTTCGCCGCATAGCTGTCGCCCATGTTGATCCAGCACGTACCGTCGTCGGCCAGCACCTCACGCGCCAGCATGAACACGTCGGTCATCGTGGAAATGAACTCGCGCAGGGTTGGCTCGCTGCCGATCTCGCGCGCCTTGTCCGGGTGATCGGCAGGCAAGTACGAGCGCAGGCCCCAATACGGCGGGCTGGTCACGATGCAATTGACCTTGACACCAGCGTCGATCATCTGGCGCAGCACATCACGCACGTCGCCGAAATGGCATTTGTTGATCCATTCGCTCATGCCGCCCTCCAGGCTTTGCGCATGGCCCGCAAGTGCTGGCCCGCGCTGCGATTGATCTGGTGGTGGGTGATGGTCATAAACTCAGATACCGCCTGCCAGCGCGATGATTGCTTTGCGGGCATCTGCGATGTGAGCAATGGGGTCCTTGACGACCGTCCTCGACAAATTGCGTTTGCTCTTGTCAAACAAAACCAAGGACCGGACAAAAATCCCGTAACCGCTGCGCTCTTTGCGGCCCTCCCCGGAATCCCTGAGTGCCAAGGTCCGAATAAAGGCGTGCGCGACCGGTGGCATCGACGGGTTCACCGTGTCAGACAGGGCAACCATCCGATATATAGACGTCACATACGCAACGTCCGCCCCTTTGGCCATCTGCAGGATTGCTGCGGCTCGGACAGGATTTGTTGTAACGACGCGCCGGGTGGTCCCGCAAGCATCGTTCAGCACGTAAGCGTACTTTTTGGCGAACGCATGAATATCACCAACCTGTTTGGCGCTCGCCGCCGCACCGTAGGCTATGCGCGCAAGATATGCCGACGGGCCAATAATTACATTTTTCTCCCCAGTGTGGTCTTCAAGGGTCCGCTTCATACCGTCATCGACTACGCCAAACGTATCGGACGACACGCCATACGCCACCATCATCGCTATCGTCTTGCCGCTTTGCACGATTGCAGCGAGCCGGTGTTGCCCGTCATTGACACGTCCGCTACTATCGATAGCTATTCCCTGGTGCGTTTTTTGCCATTCGCCGCGCGTCATTCTTCCGGCCAGCGCATTTACCCAGTGCCGACGCAAGCGGCGGTTGTCCAAGTTGCCTTGAAGCAAAAACGACGCCTGCGTAGGCGTAATGTTCTCAAGTTGGAATCGCATTTCAATGGTCCTTTAATTAATGTACAAAACGCTCTCTAGAAAACTTTTCACAATGCCGGCGCCACTGCTGCGCGCACATGCGGTTGATCTGCTCCACTATCCGCCGCATCGCCGCCGCTTGCATGGCGTCTAGTTGTGCACGTGTCATGCAACCTCCTTGTGCGACACGATCTGCACACCAACGGCGGCAATGACTGACCCAGGCTTTGCCCCCTCCACCCAATCCACCAGCACGGGCTTGAACCTTGAGTCATCAATGCCCAATGCCCTCGCCATCCCGTCTTGCGCGGCCTTGAAAGCCCCCGCCATGCCATCCCAATCGCGCTTGTGGCGGGTAGGCGTCACGAACACCAGCGACAGCGGTATATCGCCCTCTGGCGCAGTCCAGCTGCCCATGGCCTGGCGCGTCAGGTAGAACGAGTCATCGCGCAGTTTGGTTTTGGCGCTAATCGATGTGCGATAGGACCGGCCTGCCTTGGCGTTCGGGAACAGGCATGGATCGGGGAAGGGCAACTTCACGATCATTTCTTCACCACCTTCAGTTCAAACCTGTCGCAGCGCCAGAGCACGATCCGCACCGGCTCGAACCGCATCGCCTTGCACTTGCGCCCGTTGAGATTTCCACATTCAAAGCACACGCGCCGGTCATCGCTCGGGTCACGGTCGCGCCGCAGCAACCTCTCGGCTGCGTACTCTGATTCCTGATTGCTGATTCCTTCATGCCACTGCCCCTTGTCGTCTTGCCACAATCCGGCCTGGTGCATCGCGTCCACGCGCCGGGTAAACCTCTTTGCCTCCAACTCGCTCCAGTCCTGCATCTCTTCCCTCCTTCCCTCCTTCCTCCTGCCTTTCCCCTTGCCACCCCGAAAGAAAAAGGAAACCGAAACCGGGAAAACCCCCCCTACCCCCACGACGTGAAAGGCACCCTGTCCATTCAGGAAAACTCGAAAAGGAAAGAAAAAAGAAAGGTTGAAAACTTGCTCGAAATGCTCAACCTTTCCATTTCCCCTTGCCCTGTTTAGCGCCTGTTGCAAGGCGGGCCATCACGCGGCCAACACCTCCTGTCGGCGCACTGCCATCAACTTCGCTGCCACCGCCATCAAGCCGGCGCGCTGGTGTATGTCGTTGGCGTCCTCGCCCTCGACATCACTCATGCAATACGCCATGCCTGTCTTGGTCGCCGCATCCTCGCCGGCCTTTGATGCATCGTTGTCGGCAAACACGAAACACCGCCCTTTGACTTGTGGCGCGACATGCACCAGATTCCCGGCGCTAAAACAAACCAGCACAGCGGCCCGCAATCCAACGCTGCGCAGCGCTGCGCGCACGGACAACCCTGTGGCATAGCCCTCGACCAAAATCGTCTCTGACGCGCCCTGGTGGCCCAGACGAAACACGCCGCCCTTGGCGCGCATGCCGTGAAGCATTTTTTTCTCGTAAAGGCGATCAGACTCGATCCAGCGGATAACTTGCAGGCCCTGCAGTTCACCGCCCAAACTGCGCATCGGAATCAACAACTCACCATCGCCGCCGACAAATCCGCGCTCGTCAGGAAAGCCTTTGAGGGCGAAATAGTTGTGCGGCCCTGGTGTAGCGCTGCGCAGCATCACATCAGCGCGTAGTGCGGTGTTCTCGTAGGCACGTTCGCGCCCTTGCAACTCGGTTTGTCGGCGCATGGCCCAGGCGCGTTTTTCTGCGTCGGTCCAGGGCTTTGCGCTCGGGTCTTCGTACCAATGCGTTTTGGCTTCGCCTGCCCAATCGAAAACCCACCCCCTGGTTCCGTCCCACAAATACGCACCGTTTTTTTTGCGCGCATGCTCATGTGTGGCGCAGCGCTTGATCCTGTCGCTGGGAACAAGATCGCCGACCTCAAGGCCGTGGGCTCGGGCGAAGAGAAAAAAGCTCATGCCTTGGCCGTCGCCTTCTTGTATGCCATGTTGAGCGACAGAATCTTGTTCTGCACGTTGCGCGTGATCACCGCGTTGGGCGTGTCATCAAAGCGCCAGCCCTTCGGAGGCGTGGTGCCGACGATCTTCTGGTACAGGTGCCATGCCCGGCCAGCTTGCTTTTCCGGAACGCTGTGCGCGCGGGCATATGAGCAAACCTGTTCCCACAAATGCCGGTGGTCGTCGGCCAACTTCTTCTTGCCCATCATGACCTCGCGCATCTCGCCGGGCTCATGCTCGACCAATGCGGCAGACTGGCGCTCAAACCCGCATGCCATGCAGCGCTTGGCAAAGGGCTTGTAACCACATGACGGGCACCCTTTCGCCTCGTCCTTGTCCTCGTCTCGGCGAATCGCCTTGTCCAGCTTTTCGCCCATGTCAAGGGCGTCCAGGCCGTTGTAGAAAATGTTCTCGTAGTCCTCAAGAAACCGGATGATGTTGCCGCTATGGTCCAACAGATGGCAGTCGAATTTTCCGGTGTCGGGCGACGAGCGCAGGCCGCGGCCCCACATCTGAATGGCGGTCGACAGACTCTTGCGCAGTGGCCGGCAGTCGACCACGCAGCCGACGTCTGGTACGTCAAACCCCTTGGCCAGGGCCTCGACGCTGATCAGCACGCGCAAAGTGGAATCGCGCTTGCGGTATTCCTTGAGCAACATTTCGCGCTCGGCCTCGACCGTGTCGCTGGTAAACACCGCAGCCATCACGCCGGCATTGATGAACTGACGGCAGATTTCTTCGCAGTGCTTGATGGTGGCGCCAAACACGATTGTCTTGCGGTCGCTGCTGTATTTGGCCCACTCGCTGACGACATCGCCCACGATGGCCATGCCCCGCTCTTCCGCTGCGCCATCTGTCCACTCACCGCCGGATGTCGCTGCATCGCGCATGTCGGCCTTGGTGCAGCTAAATATCCGCATGGGGACCAGAACACCGGAATCGGTCAGGTCGTGCATGGTGGTGGCGTTCACCAAATTGGTAAATATCTTGCCCAAGCCAGGCGAAAACGGAGTAGCCGACAGCCCGATAACTGCTGCCTTTGTTTGCATGACGTACTCGGTCCATGCTTTGTGCTGTGTGTGCGCCTCGTCGACGATGATGACGTCTGCGCCTGGCCAGAAGTCGCGGCGGGCCAGGGTTTGCACGCTGGCGATCTGAAACGGCAAATCCTTGTTCCGCCTCCAGTGATTCGCCTGCACGATGCCGTGTGCGGCCAACCCGTAACCGTCAGCTGTTGCGCTGGTCTGGTTGATCAGGGCCGATCGATCGCACAGGAAGATAGCCTTTTTGCCCTTAACCAGTGCCTCATGAGCTACCCGAATTCCAAGGTAGGTCTTCCCCGCGCCGGTCGGGGCCATGAGCATCTGATTCTTGTGACCTGCTCTGAACCCCTCGCGCAGTGCTTCGTGTGCTGAGAGCTGGAATGGGCGCTGCTGCGGAAACGTCGCGCTCGCGTAGTTCGGCGCATCATCGGCGAACAGGCGATCAACTTGACTCATGCTGCCGCCTGATCGAGTTTGCGCTGCAGGGCCTTGATGCGCTTGACCGAATCATTCGCTTGATTCATCCAACCGTCGCGCGCAACCTTGACAACTGCCAGTTCGGCATTGAGCCGCTTGATTTCCGCGTAAGCGGCGGCCAGTTTGTCGTCGGACTCAAGGATCTTCTGTATCGCATCCATGTCGGCTTTAACTGCGGCGTCGTTCGACGCCAACTCAGCAGCGTCCGGACCGTCGTCGGCGGGTTCTTGCGCATCCGGTTTCGCTTTTGTTGGCTTCGCCTCGGCTTTCGGCTTCGCCTTGACTTGTGGCTTGCCAGCTTGCGCATCTTTGTCGGCCTTGGCTTTGGCCAGCGCTTTGGATATGGTCTCGTTGCCCTCCCGGACCTGCTCAAATGCTGCGTCAGGCAGTTCGGCCAGCTTTTGGGCAATAACGCTGGTTCGCTTGTCGATGCGCAATTCAGCGAGAGTTTCTGCTTGATTCTTCTGGCGGTACAAATCGGTACCGCCAGAAGAATTGCGCCCTTTTAACTGACCGCGCACGCCCTTCGAGCGGGGTGTGGCCTTGAGCATTCCGCCCAGACTGCGCAGTGCTTCGACCTTGATCGAGAAAGCGATGCCTTCGGCTTCCGCGCCCAGTTGCTGGCGCTTTGCCCAAATTTCCGCAGCTGCGGCAAGGCTCACGATCTGCATCGTGTGTTGGATCGTCTTGGCCTCGACCAGCGCCGTGCTGGCGCGCATGAGGCTGACGATGACCGAGTCCGTTTGGACCACTGATATTGCATTGCTCATGTGTTTTCCTGTATTTGTTGCGTCAACCCACGCTTGCCCGCAAAGTTGAGCCGGTGATACGACGCCAGTGCTGCCGCCTGGTGCCGCTGCTTGCGCTCTTGCGCGTCGTACAGTGCTGGCCTGCCGCGCCTCACAACGCGCTTGTCGCCCGTCACGCTCGGGCCCTTCCAGTCAAACGGGCTCATGCTGTTCCCCATGGGTTATGTGCGCACACCATCGGCTTGGCCCTGGCGGCTGCATGCCGGGCATCAAGCGCAGCCAGACGCGCCACCCTGCGCTCTGCCGCTGCCTTGGCCTTGATCTGTTCCAGCGTGGGCCTGTTCGGCTTGATCCGCAGGACCAGCAGGGTCGCCTCAAGGTAGTGCTGCGACACGCCCAGGGCCTGGGCAATTTGCTTGCGGGCCATGCCTTTGGCCGCCATGTCTTCGATCTGCTGCGCGATCTTGTTCATGCAGCCTTCCACAGGTTGTGCGGCCCGGTCACCGTCTTTTCTTGCGGCCATTCCTGCACGGTGACCTGATGCGGGATCTCGGGCCACACTGGCGCCGGCTCGTCCTTGGTGCCGTGCTGGTCTGCGATTGCTTGCCAGCCATCGACCACCGCGTACTGGTAGTCTTTTGCATCGGTCTTGACGGACGTGACCATCCCGTGTCCCACTGCTCTGCGCAGGTACTTCGAAATATCGGAACTGGTCAGCGACAGGTGCGGGAGCAGGTCCCGACAGCGCGACGGGCCTATGCGCTCCAGCACTGCGACCACATCCCGCGTTTTTTGGCCGATGGGCTTGACATAAGCCTTCATGCAGCTGCCCTTATGTGCGACAACGCACTGAGTGCGCGAACGAACAGACAAGCACAACGCACAGACGCATGATTCGACAATCGGGAAGCACGCCCGCGACACCAGCACAAAATTACAACTACAGAATGCATGTGCACGCGGCGGGTTCAGGGGGTTTGGGCCATCTCGGGCTTGGCCGGGCGCTTGGCAAGCGAAACGTGCAGCTTGCGCAATGTGCCGATGCCTGGGTTTTCAATATGCCCGTTGGAGAATTTGGACAGCCAGGAATAGGAAACCCCGGATGCGGCTGCAACCGCCTGCCAGTCGCCCCTTCTGGCGTTCAGCAAGTCCAAAACAATGCGATCGAAGTCTTTACCCATACGCACACTGTAGCAAAGTTTTGCCATATATGCAAGCAGCGCCCTGCTCGTCGTTCACAACGCAAAATATTACTTGCGCATGTGGCAAAACTTTGCTACATTTACCCATCGCAGCAAAAACCCCAGGGCAAGCGACACGGCCCGAATCAGATCGATGCACGAGAGGGGCTAGGAACTGTGTTCCGCGATGCGACTGGTACAACTTTAGGAGAACGTAGGATGAATTTACGCAAAGAGGTTCGCAAGGCAAATTTGGCCAAGTGGCAGGCCCAAGGGCCGGGCATTATTGAGCGCCCGTTGAAGTTGATGCGCTCAATGTTCCCGGACCTGCGCAAAACAGACGGAAGCTTCGCAGGGCATTCTGACGTCTACATGCATGCCAAGTCCTATGCCGCTGTTGGCGACGGGCTGTCACTTACCAGCTTGGCACGCGCGGCCATGAATGTTGCAGCATGAACACCAAACTTCACCCAATAAAAGAGCTTCCCAAGGAAGCTATCGAGATAGAAAAGAACGTGCCGATGCCATCGCTGCAAAGAGCCAAAGGCGTGTTGTCGGCAATGATGCAAATGGAAGTTGGCGATAGCGTATTCGTCAAAGACAAGACTACCGCAACCCTGAGCAGCTGCGTTACATACGCCAAGCTCAAGACCGGCAACAAGTTTGCGTCGCGCACTGTTGAAGGTGGCGTGCGCGTCTGGCGGACAGCATGAACGACAGATTGCACCCAATCATGGCAACCGCTCTCGCATCGGCGGTAGACGTAGCAGCGCTGCGGCAGGAAAACGCGGGCCTACGCGAAGAACTGCAGCGGGCGGTTGGAGAGTGCTGTAACCAATATTGGGACGACGGCCACGCCGACCGCGTGAGTCGCCTGTACGGGATCGATCTTGACATGCTCAAGGTTCTGGGGAATGCGCTGTGAACGCCAAGCCTGCACCGCCTTCGGGCTTTGAGTATTCCCGCGCTGTCAACAGCATCATTCATAATTACACACCGGAAATCTACGCTTGCATGAAATGCGGGTGGCCGGTTGTCGACGGCTACTACTGCGAAACATGTGGCGATGCAAATCCTAGAGAACCGAAACCTCAGGACGACAAGCCGATGCAGCTTGTTTTGGCCTTGCTGGACGAGGTTGAACTCGCGCAAGGCGGAGCGAACGGTCCAACGATCAAACTGCGCGCAGCCATTGTTAAGGCTACAGGAGATGCAGCATGAACACACGCCTACTCGCCCGCGTTCGCCCCGCCTACTACCACGACATGGTGCCCCGCGAACTGGCCCGTCGCAACATGCGCGAGTGGGTGCGCGCTGCCCGGCTCGTATCGCGCACACAGCGCGGGTGGGTTAGCACACCGAAGGTGACGCCATGAACGGGCGTGACTGGCAAGACGCGGCACTGTACGCCGTCGCAATTCTCGCGCTCGTCGTCATCTTTACCACTGGAGGCTGACATGCGCGACGGCTTCCTGCTTGCGATGGCCCTGTGCTGCGTCATCGTGATCGCCACGTGGATTTACGCGGTACTGCTCGATTCTGACGACGACACAAAAGGAGACTGAACATGGACTACGTGCTTTGGGCCGTACTGTTTTTTGCTGGCACTGTGCTTGCTCTTATCTTGCTGCACGGCGGGAGCGACCGCGACGAGTGGGACCAAGCCCACGACGACATGGAGCAGCAGGAAGCGGTGACAAAGCCCGCAACATTGGAACCACACCCACATCGCCGGGCCGGCACTGGCTGGATGGGCGATTAACCACAAGGACAAAATCATGAGCATCGAAATGTTTGACCAACACACGACGGAATTGACCGTCATCCAGCGCGCCGCTGTGGCGCTTGGCTCCGACCGGGCCAGATCCGAACTTGCCGCCTTGGTCAAGAAATCTGCGTCCATCAGGGAGGTGAAGAACACCGCTGGCCGCGAGGAATGCCACGGCGCTGCGATGGTGCTGGTCAAGGCCCGCACCACGATCCAAAAGACCGGCAAGGCCGCGCGCGACGACGCAACGCAGTTTTCCAAGGCCGTGATCGCCGAGGAAAAGGAACTCATCGCCATCACGCAGGGCGAAGAAGATCGCCTGCTGGCGCTGCGCAACGCATGGGATGAAGCCCGGGCCGCCGAGCGGGCCGAGGCCGAGCGCATCGAGCGCGCCCGCATTGAGGCAATCACACTGCGCATTGCCGACATCCGGGAGTGCTCTGTGCTTGCAAGTCAATGCAGGACGGCGTATGCAGTGGATCAGCTTATCCAGAAACTTGGCTGCGCCCCGCTTGAAGGGTTCGAGGAATTTAGCGACGAGGCCGAAGGCGTGCGCGTCATCGCAATGGAGCGCATGGAAGAGATTCGCCTGGGCAAGCTGGCCGAGGAAGCCGAAGCCGAGCGCGCCAAAGCCGAGCGCGACGCCGAAGCCCAGCGCATGGCCGCCGAACGGGCAGAACTGGCCCTTCAGCGCGCCGAACAGGCCGAGCGTGATCGCGTGGCCAAGGTGGAGGCTGCAGCGGCTCAGAAGGCCCTGGACGATGCTCGCAAGGCGCAAGAAGCAGAAATGCAGCGCCAGCGAGCCGAACTTGCCGCCGAGCAAGCCGTAGCCCGCGCGCAGTTGCAGGCAGACCTGCAGCGCATGGCCACCGAGCGCGACGCGTTGATGCGCGAGCAAATGACTTTGCGCCAGGCCGAAGCTGACCGGGTTGCAGCCGAAGCGAGGTTGCTGGAAGCCGCAGCCGTGCGAGAGATAGCGCCCATTGCTGAGTCCGACCCGATCTTCAACCAGGTGGACGGCGGCGAACTGCTGCAGGCCTGGCCTGGACCAAGCGACGACCTCGAAGGCCCCAGCGACGGGGAAATCATCGCTGCTGCCGTGACGGCGGTTGCCGACATTTTTTGCTGCACTCCCAAAGCAGCCCTCAATCGACTGGCCGAGATTGAGGATTGGATCACGGTCGAAGTTACAGCTTGAAGGAAAACCATGAACGAAGTATTGCAAGACACAATGACCATTGAAATGGTCGAGCAAGATGAAGCGCCGGCGCAGCCGCTGGCCGTTGTTCAAGAGCCCATCGTTGGCCCGTTGGCCATGGCCATGCAGGCGATCAAGGCTGGCATGAGCGTGGCCGACATGCGCGACATGCTCAACCTGCAAAAAGAGTGGGAAGCAAACGAGGCGCGCAAGGCATTCATCAGTGCGATGGCCGAGTTCAAAAAGAACCCGCCGTCGATCCTGAAAGACAAGCACGTCGAGTTCACATCGAGCAAGGGCACGACATCCTACGACCACTCGACCATCGGCCATGTGTGCGACCAGATCATCAGGGCCGCTGCCGAGTACGGTTTCAGCCACCGTTGGATTCCGTCACTTGCTGACGGCTTCTACGTTGTCACCTGTGAAGTCACGCACCGCCTCGGGCATACGCAGTCGACGGCGCTGCCCGGGCCGCGCGATGACACCGGCAACAAGAACATCTTGCAGGCCGGGCAGTCGACAATCACCTACCTGTCTCGGTACACGCTCCTGCTGGCCTACGGTTTCGCCAGCAAGGACCAACCCGACGACGATGGCTGTGGAGGCGTGCAGGCGGTCCCGCCCGACTTGCTGCAGGCCGCCCGCGATGCCGCCATGCAGGGATGGAAATCACTGGCCGCATGGATCAACGCGCGCACGCCCGAAGAACGCGTTGCACTCAATCCCGAGTCGGACAACCTCAAGCGCGCAGCCAAGGCCGCCGACAAAAAAGGAGCAGCAACATGAAGATGGAACACTTCGACTACGAGCAGGGCTCGCCCCAGTGGCTGGACGTCAGAAAAGGCGTGATCACCGGGAGCAAGTTCAAGGACGCGCGCGAACGCTTGAAAAGCGGCCACCCGTCTGCCAAGGCGATGCTGTACGCGATGAATCTGGCGCGCGAGCGCTGCCACGGAATTGCGCCAAGCCCGAACGTCACCCCCGCCATGCGCCAGGGCACCGAGCAAGAGCCGTTCGCCCGCGCGCATTACGAGAGCGTGCGCAACGTGCTGGTCGAGCCGGTCGGATTCTTCAAGACGCACGACGACCTTTACGGGATTTCTCCCGATGGTTTGATCGACGACGATGGCGTGCTGGAAATCAAGACGATGGTGTCAAGCGAAACGCTGTTTACCGCCATGGTGACCGACAACATCAGCGAGTACATCGACCAGTGCAACGGCTACCTGTGGCTCCTGGGCCGCAAGTGGGTAGACATGTGTCTCTGGTGCCCCGACCTGGCCGAACTCGGAATGCAGATGCGGGTGATCCGCATCGAGCGCAACGAGAACGACATCGAGAAACTTGAAGCGGACCTGACGGCCTTTGCCGGGACGGTCCGCATGTATGAATCGGCGCTGCGCAAAGCAGCAATTGCAAACAAAGAAAAGGACACAGCATGACCACGATGTACGGATTGGCCAAGATCGGCCGCGATGCAGAACTTCGCAGGACCGCCGGCGGCAAGGCTGTCTGCAACCTGTCCCTTGCCTTCAACTACGGGCGCAAGGGAGAGGATGGCAAGCAGCCCACGCAATGGGCCGAAGGCGTGCTTTGGTCGAAGCGTGCCGAAGCAATGGCGCAGTACATGGTGAAGGGCCAAAGCGTGATGGTGACGCTACAGGATGTGCATATCGAGTCGTTCACGAAGTCGGACAACACGACGGCATCAAAACTGGTCGGGCGCGTGGCTGAAATCTCATTCGCTGGTCCGGCACCACAGCGCCAGGAAGCGCCGCCACCGCCACCACCGCCGCCAAAACCGGCGCCAGCTTCGTCCGGGTTCGACGACATGGACGATGACATTCCGTTCATTACATCCTCGATGTTCTACGACATCACGACATCGAAACAGCGGAGGATGCGCCGCCGTGGCGCCTGACCCCTACCAGAGGACAGAATGATGACATGGCAACCGATTGAGACTGCGCCGAAAGGAACCGACGCAATTGGCGACAGGATCAACATCCTTTTGTTTTCTCCGTCTTGGGGTTGTTCGTGCGGTTATTGGGAGAACAACCAATACGCTAGTAAGCCGGCCCCATTTTGGAGTTGTGACAAAGCCAGCTTTTGGGGATTGCGTCGGATTAGGTTTAACCAACCCACCCACTGGATGCCGCTCCCGCCACCACCCACCAAGGAGCAAGCATATGAGCGAGATTGACACCGGCGACACCGTGCACCACAAGCCGAGTGGCGAAGAGTGGGTAGTTGCCTTCGTGCGCGGCGACCGCCTTGCCTGGTGCGGATGGCCCGAGGGCCTGGCGGCATTGTCCGACTGCATTCTGACTAAAAAGGCATTGCCAGAAGATCGTGATGAACTGCTGGCAAAACTCGCTGGAATGCACAGTTCCGATGCAAGGGCGCGATATGCGCGTGATCGGCTCACCACTGAGGATTAATCATGCGCAAAACCCCCACCGATCACAGCAAAGAGCATCAGCGCCGGGCGCTAGAGATAGCGTCGTACCGGCCACGCGTGCGCCAGGCGGGCGAAACTATGCCGCCTGCACAGGACCTGCTCAAGCGCGGCCAGTACCGGCCTGGGATTGACAACGACATGAGCAGGAGAGTAACGCTATGAGCGACAAAAGAACACCAAACATCGTGGCGACAGCGCCCGAGCGAATCTATCTTGTGATCGGCGAGGATGTCGATAAAAGCACAGATTTTGCGGACCTTTGCGGCGAGGGCATTACTTGGTGCGAGGACAAGATCGACGGCAACAGTATTGAGTATGTGCGCGCGGACAAAAACGCGGAGCCGATTGGCTACATCTACTCGAATAACGGAGTGAAGGTTGGCGCAATCAACCGGTACGATGTGCCGAATGGAACGCCACTCTACACGCACCCGCCCGAGTCAAGGGTTGCGGAACTGGAGGCAGCTTTGCGGATAGCGTCTGATGCGCTTGTGCCACTTCAAAACGCCCACCTCCCGATAGAACGGGAAATGCTGACGGATGAAGATGTTAAGAATGCAGCCGATGCCATCAGCACAATAATCGCAGCACTCGCAGGCAATCCAGCGCCACGGCTGACGGATGACGATTTTCTGCAGATAATTTTTTCGTGCGGCAGCGAATTGCAGGACCGCAAAGCACTGACATACGACTCAGGGCCGTATGAAGTTTCCACGCTGACAGCGGCAGGGTCAAGACTGTGCCGCGCTATCGAAGCAAAGGTAAGGGGGGAGTGATGGACGGAAAACCAATCCTTTTCAGCGCACCGATGGTCCGGGCGCTGCTGGACGGCAGCAAGACGCAGACACGCAGGATTTTGAAAGTCCCATCCGGCGCTGATTTTTTCAGCTTTGATGAAGCCGTCGATACGGAGGGCATCCATCACGGCCCAGCCGCATGGTTTGTTGACCAAGATGATTTAGGGCTGGCACCATTGTTTTGCCCCTACGGCCAGGCAGGCGGGACGCTTTGGGTGCGTGAGACTTGGGCCAGGAACTGGAACCAGTTATCCGAAACACGCATGGATCGGTCATACGTTTACCGGGCTGATGGCGAAGCTAGGGCGATGGATAACGGCACCGAATTACCCTGGCGCCCGTCGATCCACATGCCCCGCTTGGCATCCCGCATCACCCTTGAGATAACCGCTGTGCGCGTGGAGAGGTTGCAGGGCATCAGCGATGCGGATGCGCGGGCCGAGGGTGCGCCGCCATACGATGAGGGTATTGACGAGCCACCTCCAGATTCTGACTATCAGTGGTCGTATTGCGCCGCCTACAGACGCCTTTGGGAGTCAATCAACGGCCCCGGTTCGTGGGATCTGAATCCGTTTGTTTGGGTTATCGAGTTCGCAAAGGTAAGGGGTACGACATGATTCGCCAATACGTTCTCGGATCGATTCTCGGCGGCGCGTTCAGCCTCGTCCTACATGATGGCGGCATCACCTTAAGCACATGGCATTTCTGGATCGCGCATGCACTGCTTTTCGGGCTGATGTTTAACGTGGCGCTCGACTGATATGACCAAAATGAGCACACGAAAGCAAAAACACGCGTTGCTGGTAAAGGCGAAAACGCTGCTCGCTCGGGACACGAGCGAGACTGGACCATTCAGACTTGCCCGTTTCCTGTGCACTGCGATTCGTGACGCAAACGATTGCATCGACACGGATGCCGCCAGGCAAGATGTGATTGATTTGATTCGGCAGCGGCTTAGTTATATTTCAACGCTTGATGGTTGGCTGGAGTATCACCACGGCATTTTTGGATACCAATTCAAAGACTATGCCGCGTATCTTGACAGGATGCAGGTGACCCGGCACGCGTGGATTGACAGCCTGATTCGGGAGTTTGAATGACTGACATGATCACCGCCCGCGTCGTCGCGCAGCAGCTTGGAACCATGGAAACCTCGAAGCAGAACTTGCCCGGTGCCTCGATGCTTATTCAGGCCGATCAATTGCCGATTTGGCTGCGGTGGCTTCCGAGTATGCAGACAACATGCGCGACATCCTACGGCCTGCGACCATCCGAAATCGTTTGGCATATCTGCGAGCAGCCTGCCGCTACGCTTGGAGATTGAAATGACGATCCACATACTTGAGCAACGCGACTACGCGCCAGGCGACCAGGCGCCACATGAATACCTTGCATGGCATGAATGGGCCGCCGCGCAGGACAAGGCCGGGATTCGGCAAATAGCATGCGGGAGCTGCGGGCTCTGGAACTATCAGCAGGAAATGAGCGCCCAGACCGACAAGCCGCAAAGTAGCAACTCGCCGGTAAATTTGATGATGCCGGTGTGCAATGACTGCGCAGCATGACCACTACCTTGGAGATTGAAATGTCGAAAGAACAAGCCTACCTAATCTGGTGCCCCGAACTGGGCGAAACATCAGACGATGGTCGCAGTGTGGACGGGTGCGACGCAGAAGACGCGGTAGCCACATGGGCGCAGAGAGAGGATTCGGAAAGCGCCAATTACTGGATTGTGAAGGGCGAAGGCACAACCGTCATAGCGCGTTCGCCAGATGGCACCGAGCAGTCATTCCGCGTTACCGGTGAGCAGGCGATCAATTACTACGCCCGCGCCGCCTGACCCGCTGACCCGCTACCAGAGGACCAAATGAAGAATTTCCGCAGCAAGGTCGCCCGCCAGAAACGGGAGATTTCCACACAGTACGCAGCGCTGGCGAAGCTATTCCCCGCTGCGTTCCGCAACGGCAAGCCAGTTGTGGCGACACTGACACCCACCAGAGGACCAAATGATGACACCAATCGCTGAAATCGTCGGCGGCACATTGCGCTGGCACATCCCACACGACAGCTACGCGGTCCCGGTCGAATACCTGCGCGGGGTGCACATGCTGTACGACGCTGCCCAGAGCGAAGAATATGACCCCCTGACTGAGGACCTGATCGAGCGACTGCGCACGACTGATGTCGCGCCGATGAATGCGCTGAGCCTCGAAGCCGCCGACGCCCTGCAAGCCCAGGTCGAGAGGATGTCGACATTAACCCGATCAATCGATGACCGCGAAGCCCGCGTAGTCCGCATGCGCGACATGCTCAGTCGCGCCTCACAGGCTGATAACGAGCGATTGAGCAGCGAGGTGAAAATGCATGAGCGGGGTGTATCTGCCCAGGCTGCTGAGATAGCGCGGCTTACCCACGCCGTCGATGACCGCGAAGCCAGCTTGATACGCATGCGCGAAATGCTCAATCAATCGCGGGCTGATCTGGTGCGCCTACAAGCCGAGGGCATCCACTCATGCCACGCAGACTGTGTAAGGTCGGGATGCGTCAATGCGCGGCTACGGGCGTGCATGGATCAAGCGCGCACTGCGTTGTTTCGCGCAGGCCGAACCACGACGGACATAGACGTACTTAGCGAATGCGAGTCTGTCGTCGCTGCCATCGACGCAGCAATGGGAACGACACGCAACGTCACAGCACTGGAAAGCCTGCGTGCATGGAACGCTGAAACCGATCCCGACGTGGCATCGGCGCTCGATGATCTGACGAAATCCAGGGGAGCGACATGACGATGCCACCACTGCCCGAGCCGATTGGCGTCATCGGCGCCGCATGGGATCTTGTGCGCAGCGGCCCGAATTTCGACGGTCGGGACAAGCACGTGATTGCAGCCGCCAAAGCCTACGCGCAACGGTACGGCGAGACTCTTGTGGCGGCGGAGCGAGCCGCTTGCATCTCAATAATTGTCGATTGTGCGAGCTACGTTTCCGGGAGTGCAATTGCAATCGAAGCAATCAAAGCGAGGGGAACGATATGAGCGACAAAGTGCTAACGGACGAACGCAGGACTGCGCGGAAAAGCCACAAGTGCGATGCGACTGCGTGGTTCCACAACTACGGCATGGGGCGGCACGACTTGACACCTGAGCAGCAGGCGATATTTGATGCGGCTGAAGCTGACAATGGCCGTATCCTGCCGGGCCAGGTGTACCACTACCAGCGGGCTGTGTACGACGGGCGGATGCAAACATGGAGGGCTCGGCTGGACATGGAGAGCGTGTGCCTAGCCCATGCGCTTTTTGATGACTGATGCAAGGGGATGGAAATGACAATGAACAGCACATGGGTTAGGGCTAGCGCGGTGCTTTTGGCAAGCCTGCTGGCGGCATGTGGAGACACTGGTGAGCCCGCGTGGATTGGCGAGGCACGAGCGCAGTGCAAGCCGCATGGATTGGCCCTTGACCGAGACAGCGGTGGCTACGCCGCAACGAACGAGATTTTGCTTTGCCCCGATGGCACGCTGCGGATCGTGCCAATGCCCGGGTCTCTTGGTGGCAAGGTGTCGAGATGACACCACCACTGCCAAAGCCCATTCTGCGTGACGACACCGAACACGGCAGGAAATATTGCACGATGGCCGAGGCCGTCGCATACGGCAAGGCTTGCGCGGCAGCGGAGCGGGAGCGTATTTGCGCCGCAATACAAGCCGAGGACGACCACTGCGCCAACTTTGATTACATGCTTGACTCAAAGGACTGCATCTCAGTTGCGCGTGGCGAATGGGTTGCGCCCGTTGCCTGGCAGAAAACAAAATGACATGGCCCCAACGCAGGCAGCCATACACAGACACCGGCATTCGCCGCCTGCGCTGCGTGCGCTGCGGTGAGCGCGGCTATTCGCAGTGGCAGATATGCGCAGATGGCAACAACTTCAGGGCGATCTGCCAGCCGTGCGATGTTGCGTTAAACCGGCTGGTGCTTGAATGGATGCGGCACCCGCGCGCGAAAGAACTTGGCGATATTTACGAAGGAGCGACGACATGACGATGCGCGACGAATTCGAGGCATGGTACGGGACGGAGGTGCACCCGTCACTTTGCGTAGACCTTTGGATGGGATGGAAAGCTGCTACCGAGCGTGCTGCGAAGTCTTTGGATGATGCCGCTGATGCACTGATGCCGCCAGGCAAGCGAGGCAACGCGGTAGACCGGCATTGCGCCGATGTGCTGCGGGGCCGTGCCGCCGCTATCCGAGCGGGTGGAGTAAGCAGCCAATGAGCGTCACTCCATTCCGACGCAAGCAGATCGATGACCAGCACGGGCAAGGGCTGGCATTCTGCATTGGCTGTAGCCATCACTGGCAGGCCGTTGCGCCAACCGGAACCACGCAACTCGAATGCCCTTCTTGCCACGCAATGAAGGGCAAATGGAGGTTCGAGTTCCAGCCGTCCGCAGGGCAGATGGTTCGCGAGTGCAACTGCGGCAATCAACTGTTCTATCTAACACCAGATGGGCACCTTTGCGCCAACTGTGGAATTTACCAGAGCTACTGAAGACCGACATGCCAACCGACCCCGACCTGACCGACGAGGAAATCAACCGCATCTGCGCGGGGCTCAAGCAGGGCCACGCTATGGCGCGGTTCCTCTCGGCAATGATCCATGCGGGTTGCCAATGATTTTTGGGAATTTTCGTCGATTTTGGACCCGCATAAACAGGGGCTTCCCAGCCGACTGTTCCCAAGTTTTTGACGGTCGTTACGGGCCGATTCCGTTCACGGTTTCGATGTCAGCTTGGCGCCCGGCACGGCAGGATTTGAGGGCGATTCTGAGCCGGTCGGCGCTGGCAGCAAGCCCTGCAAGAAATTCCCCATCAGGCTTGTAAAGTCCTGCTCCAGTGCAGCTTGCGTTGCCGGATCCAGCGGCTCCAGTGCCGGTAGCCGTGGCGACACCGCCTGAACCTGCGTCGGGCCGGTTGGGACGGTCCCGCAACCGGCCAGCAAGCTCGCTGACACGAATACTGAGAGCGTGGTTTTCCGCATTTGCGATTCCCCTTTGTTTGTCAGCTTTGGCCTGTAGTTCGTCGGTCTTGCGCGCATTTGCCATCAGCAGCAGCCGGTTCTGCTCAGCAATGTTCAGCCGATCCGCCTGCCACTCGGCCCTGACCTCGGCTCTGCCAATGTCTTGCTGATGCCCGGCCCACAGGTGATAGGCCAACGCCAGGGCAGCCAGGGCAGCCGCCACGGCCACGGCGCGCATGAGGATAGGGGATAGGGACATCATCAGGCAAACCGCCCGCCTGCACGCTCATACGCATCTTCCAGGGCCGACATCTGCCGCATTTTCTGACCAGGGTAATTGGCGCCCGGCAGCGATGCCCAAAGGTTCGACACCTTCCCGACTGCGATCTGGAAATGCCCGGCATCGATATCGGCCAGTGCCAGACGCTCTTTGATTAACTGAATCGCCCAGCGGTCCTGTGATGCCGGGCCGAAGTCGGGCAGGTGCAGCAGGGCTTTGTAGTGCCAGTAGTCTTTCCTCATGAATTGGTAGCGGCCCGACGCAGTGCTCCAAATTTCGCCCTTGACGTGCTTTGCCGAGCGACCGGATGAAAACGGGTGCGCGCGGTAGTCGGTGAATATCTCGTGGCCGTCGACGCCCGTGACGATCACGTCGTACCCGCGATCTATGGACAGCGGATGTGGATCGGTGCCCTCGGCAAACGCGATCATGTCCAGGAACGCTTTGCGGTTATCCGGTGGGGCAGGCGCGCGAACAGCAGGCGCAGGAACGGGAACAGGGGCCGGAGCCCGCGCTTTAACCCATGCCGCGATAACGTCAAGCAGCCATTTCATATCGAGTCCCACTTGAGCCTTTTCCCGGCATCAAACCCGCGCTGCATGGCCGAGCGGATCAACTTTTGCAACTCTGCCACTGTCCAGACCGAACAGTCCTGAGTTGCTGCGCACGATTTGCGCTCGTCATCCGTCATCGCAACGCCCTCTGGCAGCGATGCGCATCCGGCCAGGATCAGCACGAGAACGATTGCGGTTTTCATGGCTATCCCCCGAGGTTTTTGATATCGCGCTGCAGTACCGCGATGCGATGGCCGGTAAGGAGAATCGACTCGGCCATTTCGAGCGTCGTGCGATTCGGCAACGCCATCAGCTTGCGCTCACGCTTGAGCAGCCAGCGCAGCATCAGCCGCTTGTACCAAAGATGGAGCAGGCGCTTCACGGCGGCTTACCCGCTATCCACGCGTCGGTCTGCTGGGGCTGAAAGTCGCTCGTCAAAGGTGCTGGCCGGCTTGACCGATTGCGCTCTTTTTCGATTCCGCTGACATAGCCTTTTCGCTCGCGCCCGGTTGCGATGTCCTCGGCCTGCTCGCTGCTCAGGACTGCGGCACTTTTGACGGCGACGACTTCGGCCTTGATCGTATTGGCCCGCTCTTCGCTCTTCCGGTTGTATCGCCATGTCATGAAGGCGATGAGCGCGGTCCCCACGGCTGGGACGATTGCGGACAGGTTCTCAAACAGCGAGTTTCCCCAGCTTTGCACCGCTGCAATGATGGCGAGTTGAACGGCTTCGCTCACGTCATCCTCCCAACAACAAATCCGATCCAGAAACCAGCCGTTAGCGCCAAACCTTGGCTACGATCCAACCAACCAAGCCCGCGAGGCCAAGCCACGCGATCCTCCCGGCCAGCAGCGAAGTCACCTTCGCCCAGCGGCGATATTCCCGCAACTTGTTCACCATGTCCTGGGCGTCTTTTTGCTCTGGCGTTGGATTGCTCATACATTTTTTTACGCTCCGCGAATGATTTGTTGCACGCTCAAATTTGCCATCACAGGTCCCCCAACCAATTCACGAAATCCTGGTCCACGAGGTGCTTTTGCCACTCTTCCATGCTCATATTTCCCGCGCGATATCGAGACATCCAGAGGCTGTACTCATGCTCGCGTGCGCCGCGCTCGACCTCTGCCTGAGTCAGTTCGATGGTTTTTTCGTGTTGCTCTCTGGTCATGGCCGCATTGTTTTGCCCTAGCTGGGCTTTGACCAGAAATGCCGGGGGCAACCTACATGAGCGCGGCCTTGAGGTAGACAGTCCTGTCCTTTTCCTGCCCGTCGGCGCCGACGACGTGGAACGTAACCCAGTATTTGGTGTTGTTCACCAGGGCCGCGCCGGCTGGGTTCTTGATGATCCGAGACTTGATCACCTTCGTCCCTGAGTCATACCCTGCCGCCGGGTTCGTGCACGACAGATCCGCGTGCGTCGTGACCGCGTGACTGGCGTAGGTCGTTTCCTTGTCGGCAAGCCACAGACCAATCTCCAGCGGGATGTCGATGATGTCGTCCTTGTCGAAGAACGCCCACGGCTTGACAACCTCGTCAGATCCTGCGGTGGCATCGTTCCATGCTGCTCCTGTTGCCATGTCATTCTCCAAAGTTGTAGGTTAGGCCGCCACTTGGAAATGTGTGGCGCATGTCATCGACCGGCATCGCGTATCGCATGTCATCGACCGGGAAGGTGTATCTCCAGTGCTCGGAGGTGGTGAAGATCGCGTTCGGGTCGTCATACCGAACGGTCGAAACGATCGTGCATGCGCCCAGCGTGATAGTTGCGCTGCCCTTGATCAGAACCGTGGCCGTGCTGGCGAGAGTCGCGTCGCCAAGGGTCGCCGTCGCTACCGCTTTGATCGCAAGGGTCGAGGTAGATACCAGGGTGGCAGCGTCCAGCGTAGGCGACGCCTGGGCTCGCAGCGCAAGCGTTCCGGTCGATGCGACTGAGGCATCAGCCAACGTCTGGGACAGCACTCCGACCGTCACAGTTTGAGATGTTCCTTGCGCTGACAGCGTGGCCGCATCCAGTGTTGCCGTCGTCGCGCCCTTGATTGCGAGCGTGCTGGTCGCAGCCAGGGTTGCGGCATCGAGAGTGGCCGATGTAGCAGCTTTTAGCGCCAGGGTCGCAGTGCTGTCCAGCGTGGCGCCTGCCAGGGTCGCCGTGAGCGTTCCAGAACCTGTTACGGCAAGTGCTCCGGTGGCGGCAAGCGTCGCATCGGCTAGGGTTTGCGTAGTCGTGCCGGTCAGGGCCAGGGTCGCGGTGGCGGACAGTGTTGCCGCGTCCAGCGTTTTCGAGAGCGTGCCCTTGAGTGCTACTGTGCCGGTGGCCGCAGCTGTTGCAGCGGCTAGCGTCCCTGTCAGCGCGCCTTTGAGCGCAACGGTTCCGGTCGACGATACCGTTGCAGCGGCTAGCGTGCCTGTGAGGGTAGCGGATATACCGGCGGAGCCAGCAGAAAACCACTTCTTGCTGCGTAGCGGATACCACAGTTCGTACCGGGTATCTGGGCTGTAGAGCCGCCGGACAATTTCCGCGTTAAGCGCGAGATTCCAGACGCCAGCCTCGCCAAGACCTCCGTTCCAATGCTGCTCAGACCCGGTTACGCTATGGCGACCATACTGGATTTTGTTGACCGTTCCAGTGGTGGCGCTTGTCGTATCTGTGGCGCCTAGCGCGCCGTTGTAATAGACAGCTCGTGAAGTCTGGCTTGCAAACACGCCGACGGTGTGAAACCACGTACCAGCAACCCAGCCCGCGCCATGCGTCGCTTGCGTTTCCAGCCCACCGGACCACCCTGAGTTTGCCCGCACTTGTTTGGGGCTCGCAGAGCCAACTACCACCAATCGGTGAAAGCGGTTATTGCCGCCCGTACTCTGCCCAAAATCAACAGCCAACAAAGACCCGACTAGGCTCGACGAGCCTGCGTTGGCCCAGGACGCCAGCGTTAGCGGCACGTCGGAGACAGGCGCCCCCGACGAGTTAAGCAAAAACTCACTACTGCCGTTAAGAGATGTCGCTGGTTGCCCGTCGGCGCCAAGAACGGACGACGACACAGTGCCGCTAAGGGCAAGCTGCCCGGCTAGATCGGCTGCATACCCACGCGCCGATGGCCCGCCCATCGGATACCACGCAACCAACCCCTGCGCTTGTGGCGCGTCCTTGTTGAGCGTCCAGGGGCCGGTCGGCGGCTTGCTCTTGTCCCAGCGCCGAATCATGGTTTACGTGCCAAGTTCGTTGATCGTGGACTCTTTGAGGATCGTGTCGGTGTCGTTCGCGTTGGCAGTAGCGAACCCACTTACGTTGCGAACCAGCACCTTGAACCGGCCAGCAGGGCGCGCCACTACACGCGGGATGGATTGCATGAGGTCAGGCGCGCCAGCGTGCAGAGACCCAGCGTCCCACGTGAAGATGAAGTCAGGCGACCATGCCGGGAAAACTGTCGTACTGCCGTCCGACGATGCGCCGATGGTGGGGTATTCCCAGGTCGCCCCGTTGTACTTTGCCTCGATGAACCAGCAATGCAGCACGGTCGCGTTGGCAACCGGGAACGTCGATACGAATTTGGCCGTCAGTTGCGGCAGGCTGTAAAGCTCCGGCGCCGCAATGGTGGGTGTAATCTCGCCGCCAAGCCTTGAGGTGTTGTTCGCAAGGTTGCGCAGGCCAGTGGTAGCAACACCCGTAACGAGTGTTGAAAGAGTCGCTACCGCCGCGTTGGTGAATGTCGTTGGCATTTAGGCCACCCAGACCTTTCCGCCTGCATCGTAGCAAGCATGTCGAACATCAGATTCGTTCACCGGGTCAGGCACTGCCGCAATGCTTGTCAATGCATCAGCTTCGGCTTGCGACAGCGCACCGGCTTGCACAATCACGCTGAGCATCGCGGCTACTGCGGGTGATCCGATGGCCATGCCAAAACCCGCAAGGTGTCCCATCTGCCGCGCCGTAGCAGCGCCAAGTAGCTTGGTTGCTGCGTCCGCCGATTGCTGCGCCGCCACGGCGAACCCCTCCAGCTTTTGCAGCACCATTTCAGCGGCCAATGGCCCAGGCAAGCCAGATAGCGCAGGGAAGCCCGCTGCGATGCCAAGGCTTGCGAATCGCGTTACGCCGTCCTGCTTCGTGCGTCCAATCGACAGCGCCGCTGCAAGTGCTGTCGGGTCCTTCCCGAGCGCCTTCAACTCTGGCGACGCGGCAATTGCTGATCGTATTTGTTCTGGTGTCATGTGGACCTCATTTCAGCGGGCGAGTTATACCGGCGTTTTTCGTTCTCATAGCTGCGTTGGCAGTGGTTGAAGTCCCGCGCCTGAAACCAGAAAAGCGTATCGATCAATGGCTTCCAGAAAAGCCCCATTGGCTTGCCCTTCACCCACATTCGCCAGGCCCGGCTCGATAGCGTCTCGTCGGCCCACCCGCGCAACAGGGCGTTGAGCAGCTGGTCGATGGCAATCGCCACCTGAGTCAGCCAGTGGCGCATGATCTATGCATTTCCATCCGTTAACGTGAAAGCGGTGACCGTGAAGGCCTGCGTAGCAACGAACGAGGTGTTATCCACCGTCATGTCGCCGCCGCCACCCGTGACTGTCACCGTACCCTGCGCATGGCAGGTCGAGCCGTCCGATGCGTACAGTCGGAAGTGGGCAGCGGTGCCGGTAGCGTCCGCGCTTGTGTCCTCCCATGTGCCCAGCTTTGCCTTGGACCCGGCAGAAGCGGCGGACATGTAGTCAGATACCAGCGAGCACGTCGCCAGCGCAGTGCCAGCATCAGCCGTGGCGCAAGTGGCCGGGACAGTGCCGCTGCGAATCTTGAGAATCGCAGAGGTGCCGGTAGCGGTTTCGATCGCATCGAGCCGCGCATTGCGCACAGCGACAGAGAGTTGAAGTGCCATGGTGTTCGCTCCTATAGGATGGAGCGCACTTTGCCCGCCGGCCTACTGTTTGGCGAGAATCGCCGGGGGCAACGGTCAAGGCATCCCGAACGCTCCAGCTTCCATGGCGTCTTGGCGGGACTTGCTCAGGTACACGCCGGCTACGGCATGTCGGGCCAGTGACGATTGCCCTTCCTGATGTTGGCAATCTTTTCAAGGATCTGTAGGTTGTGCTCAACATGAAGCCCACATACCTTCTTGCTCATGATAGGAACAATGTGGTCGACCTCGTGGCGCACGCCGGTTTTGAGCGTGACGGCTACGGCTTCCTGGTAAACCAGCCGGATTGCCTTCTGGCTTGCCCATGCTGGCGTGGCCTTTACTTTCCCAGCATACCGCTTCATTGTCTGGGCCGCATAAATTGGCAGCATTGCCGAGCCAAGTGCTTGAACCCTCGCGGTAACATTTGCCCTGATGCGGTCCTTGTTTTCTATGTAGTAATTTGCGAAATAGGCGCGCATCTGATCCGATCTTTTGTGTCGCGTCAGCCGTGCCGATGATCTAACTTTCTCCGGGTTCTCTCTTGCATAAGCCGTAGCGCGGTCGCGGTACTTTTGAGGGTCTTTCTGGTAGTAATTCTTTCTTCGCGCAAGCGTAGCCGCCTTTTGGGCTTTGGTTATTCTCGGGATACCAGCCTTATCCTTGCGCTCCATGCATTCGCGCACCGCCGTCGTTTGACACGGGGCGCATCTGGAATTGAGTCGGTCAGGGGTTTGGTTGGACTTGTAGAACCGGTCCAGAGTGAGTTCCTGCAGGCATTTGGAACAGCGCTTGCGCATGCCATGCTGCGTAGAATAGGCCCGAGCCATATGACTCCTTCATAGTCTGATTGGTCAGAGGCCGGCATCGATTGGTAGTCGTTGTCGGCCTCGCTATTTTACTGGATGCAACCACAGGACGTATCATGTGGGCGTGGAATTTCTCGCCGCCCTGTTATTCGCTGGATTCTTGTTGGTCGTCGCCGTGACGCCCAAGGAGACCATGAACCTGATCTGGATAGCCATGGTGCTGGCCATCTTGCTCTCGCCCATCCTGATCTTTGTCCACCCGATCTTCAGGTAGTCGGTTCCCGCATCGATTCGACCATGGCGTTGAACGCCTTCATGCGCGCAGTGATCCGCTCTTCCATGTCCTTGACCTGATCCGCTGGCGCATCGTTATTGACCATGGTGCGCTTCAAGGCATTCATCTTTGACACCTCGCGGTACGTGCGTTCTGCCATAGGTACCAATCGCGCCTCCTGGTTCTCGCGCAGGTAGGCCATCGCCTCGGCCATCTTGCTGTCCTTGCGCAGCCCGGTCAGCTCCGTGTCGTGCTCGCCAATCTTCTTCATGTTCGAATAGAACCGCGACGACTCGGCTGATTTTCCCTCTGTGGTGCCCACGAATCGACCCAGCAGAGGTATCTTGTACAGAGGCAACTCCTCACCAGACACGCCACTGCCGGCAACTTGGGCAACCTTGCCGGCCTCGCGCCCAACGCCGCCCGTGATCTGCCCAATCAGGTAGTCGATCTGGTCCGGGGTCGGGCTCACCAGTCCTGGTTTGTAGTCGGTGCCGCCCGTCAGGAAGTTGACCCCGTAGGAGATCGCCTTGGCCCATGGCGTTGCCGTGTCCTTGGCCCTGGTGTGCCCTGCCGTCGGGTTCATTGAACTGAAGTCCTTTTTGGCGATCGGTTTGCCGGTGAAGTCCTTGTTCTCAGACAACGCCGCCAATGGGTCGATGATGGTAGGAGTCAGCGTCTGCAGCGACAGGCCAGCGGACCCGATAGGGTTGAACGCATCAGCAAACAGACCGACCATTTGCCCGATCCGCTTGGGCGTGTCCTTGAATCCGCCCATGGCCCACTCGGTGGGGATGCGGGAAAGGTTGGGGATGACGTGAAAGCCCAGCGGCATCGGAATGGAGATGTACTTGGCCCCGCCAATCGGGATGATCAGGCTGCGCTCGCGCACGAAGTCTGGCGGTTCGTCGTCATCGAACCCGGCTGCCGCCAACAGTAGTGCCTGCATGGAGCCCAGAATCAAGCCGCCTGTGAGGATGCGTTGACCCAACTTCGACAGTTTGCCGTCGACGAACATTGTCTGAGCAATCCGCGCCGTACCCTGAACGGACGCATTGAAGAACGCATACAGCGCGCCGGCCTGCAACGCGACCTGTCCCTTGCGGTTAAAATTTACCGTGAGGTTCTTGGCCAGGCTTGCCGCCTGCTCGCCGCTCATGCCGTTCTCTTTTCCCACCTTGTAGGCGGCAACCCGTACTGCGTTCTCCATCGACTCGTTGTAGTCCGACAGCCATCCCATGATGCCGCGCCCGACCTTCATGGCAGTGCCGGCCTTGATCGCCTTGAGTTCGCTCACGATGGCGTCCGTTCGGTCCTCTGCATTGGCGTACATATCCCGAAACCCGGTTGCGCCGCCGTCGCGCTGGAAGTCCTCGAAGGTTGAAGCCCATGCCGATGTGGGTTGCTTGCCGGCGCGGCGGTCGCGTAGATCGATGTAGATCCCGCGCAGCGCACTTCCGACATGCTTCATCACGGCGGCCTGCTTGCCTTTGAGCGGGGTCGATTGCAGGTTCAGCAGCGCGGTTTGGATGTCGCGCGTGACGTTCACCACCCCGAAGATTGGGTTGTACTGGGTGTTTATTGCAGAGAAGTACCGGGTCATCTTGGACACGGTTCCCATGACCTGGCCCAGCTGGTCGGCGTCCAGATTCTTCAAGGCCTTGGCCATCCGCATGGCGCGCTCGTCCTTGGCATTGAAGAACACATACTTGTCCTCGCCGTCGATCCGCACCGCCAGCGCATTGTCTGACCCACGAAGGGCCGGGTTGATGCGCTCGGCGACCTGGTTGGTGCGCGGGTCAATGTACCGCTGGCGCGGCTCGGATGCGATTGCCTGGGCATCGGCAGGGTTCAGCCCAAGGCTGATCAACTGCATGGCCGTAGCCGTGATCTGCGCCGGGCTCTGCTCGAGCGCCGGGTCCACTGCGAACCAGAAGTCATCGTTCGGCGCCGACAGGACCATCCCGTACAGTGCCTGCCCGATGCGTTGCTTCTCGGATCGGGTGATGGCTTTCTCGCGCTGCAGGGCGATGTTGGCCAGGATGTTGGCCACCGGCTTGTCGCTGCCCATGGCGCGCTTGCTGGAGCCGCCACGCACGCTGAAGCCCTGACCGATGCCCGATGCACCGACGTCCATTTCCTCGCGCATCAGTGGCACGTACTCGTCGCCGTAGGCTGCTTGCCATGCGTCGATGGTTTCCTGCTTCTCCAAACCGCTGGAGATAAGCAGAGCGCGCGTGTCCCGGTTGATCTGATCGACCTTGCGCGCCATGGACTGGTACGCCGTGCGCTTGTCCTGTGGCAACCCTGCAAGGTATGTCTGCGCGTCAGCCGTTTTGATGCCGCTGCCACCGTCGGGCATTTTCGGATTGACCTTGGCGACCTGCTCGTTTCGCCGTTGGGCATGGCGGTTGTGCAGGTATTCCTCGAAGTCGGACATCTCCACGCTGCGCAGTTGCATTTCTATCGCCAACGGTCGGAAGCTCTTTTCCAGAAACTCCTTGGTCGCCATTGCGGCGCGACCGTGGTAGAGCTCTTCCTGCAGGTACGGGTCAAGGTTGTCGGCAATTGAGCCGATGGCATCGCGCACGGCAGTGACAACCCGCTTGGTGTCGACATGCTTGTCCTGCATGGAGTAGATGAAATCGTCCAGGCGGCTTGCATCTGGTGCTTGCCAGGCCTTTGGCAACGGCTGCCCGGTCACCACACTGCGGGCATAGCGGATGTCTGGGTTCTTGGGGTCGAAGGCGCCAGAATTACCGATGGCGGATTTGATTTGCGTGGCGCCCAGCACGGCGTAGACGGCCCCTCGGTCGCCGAAATATTTACCAGCTTCGATAACTATGCCATCGTATCCACCCACGCTTGCCTGCTCCAGCAGTTTTTCTCGGTGTTTATCCAGCCACTGCTCAGGCGAGAAGTTGCCTAGAGCCGTCTTTCGTAGCGGGTTTTTTATCTGTAGGTATACGGGCATTATGTTTGAGCCGCCAGTACCGGCATTCGCAGGCGAGCCGGTGAATATTCCGGGTATACCGGGCCGTGCGCGAGTTGCGCCAGCGGGGTCTAGCGCGTAAGCAACGGCCCCCTCCGGAGTCCCTGAAAAATAGAAGGCGCGCGACACATTAGGGAAATTCGCGCCGATCCTGCCGTTGTCAAATTCATCGAAGCTCTGGTTGGTCCCGTGATAAACCACCAGCGGATTGCCATCGGCATCCACCACTTTGCTGTCGCCAAACCATGCCTTGAACGCAGCGGTGTCGGTCTGGTCCTGGCCGGTGCGGGACATGGCGCTGTCGATGGGTTTTGTGCCCGTCACCCCCAGAATGTCTCCCACTGCTCCGCTGTTGGCGGTATCGACGGAAAACCCAACGACTCGCTTGCCGAATGCTTTCGCAATTCGATTGAGATGCATCGCTTCGGGTAGCCTGACGGCCTTGAATGTTCCGGGCGCAATGTCGCCGACCTTGCTGGCAACACCTTTGCGCAGTGCTTCGATGTCTTTTCTTGATTGATCATCTGTCAATTCCTTGTTGTTGCCCCGCGCCGCCGCCACCGCACCCCCCTGCGCCTCCCGCGCCCCATCCATCAGGTTGCGCTGCGCATTGACCAGGGCCCCTTGCAGCTCCAGGTTCGTGAACGACACGTTGATCCCGACCGAGCGCAGCCACTCAGCCATCTTGGCGAACAGGCCTTTCAAGAACCCGTACCCTGGCCGGAACTCGCCGGTCACCGGGTCGATGGCCTGCTCCACGGCTGCTGCGGCGATCTCGTCGGCTTCTTGGCCCGGCGTCAGGTTGAACTCACCGTTCTCGTTCACGTAGGCCTTGCGCACGCCGGCCTGCAGTTCTCGCAGCGGCTTGTTACCCATCTTCAGGGCAAGCTGCATCTGGGCCATCATCTTGTCGTGGTCGGCGCTTCCAAGAAGTGCACGCAGGCCCAGGTGCCCAATGGCCTCGTGCCCGACGGCCTTGAGTACGTCCAGGCGGGTCTTGACGTTGCCAGCGACCACGTAGATGTCGCCATTGATGTACAGGGCGCGCACGTCGCTAGGTGCCTTGATCGGCAGGTCGGCAGGGGTTGCCACCACGCGAACGTCGATGTTCAGGCGACGGGCGACGGGGGCGATGATGTTGCGGGCGTTGTCGACCGTCATGCCGGTGGACTGGGCGCCACGGCGGAACAGGGGAACGCCGTCGGCTGCGCGCTCTTGCATGGCAGGGGTGATGGTGAACGATGGCTGCGTCAGTGAGCCTTGCTTTTCAGTCAGCGCGGCCTTTGCTTCTGCCTCGGTATCGAACTGCAGGCCCTTGGAGTTGTAGTCGCTGCTCTTGAGCATCCATCGGCCACTTGCCGTTTGACTTGGTGGCGTGATGTGCCAGCCATTGCTGTCTGCGGTAATGCCGACACTTTCCATCGCCCCGCCGCCCAGACGACGCAGCACGTCCTTCGTGATGTTGGGGACGATCTTGTCGTAGAAGGCCTTCATGCCTTCGCCGCCTACCTTGAGGTCTAGGCCGCGCAGGGTGACTGTGTCGCTGCCGCGCCCGCGCTGCCCTTCGCCGTTGGCAATCTTCTGTGCGATTTCCTTGCCTACGACTTCCTCGATGCGCGCGACTCCGATGCCGTCTTCACGAAAGGCCTCAGTGCGGCCATCAGTCGCCATAACGACCATGTCGAACTTGTCATCGCCTTTCTTGCGGTAGTCGATGCTATCGACCTGCTTGGAAAGATCGTACCGCGCCGCGCTTTGCTCCCCGTTGACAAACGCTACCCGGTCATACCCGCCATCGACGGCCAGCTTCACCACACGCTTGATGGCCAGGCTGACCCAGGCATCGGTCTTGCCGACGAAGGGGGCATTGGGGACCCGACCACTCTGATTTGCATCATGGTGCCGCTGGGCTTCGTTGAGCATAGCTTGATACTTCTTGGCGTGACGGACTGCCAACTCTTCGGGGTCAACTGCTCCGTCCTTGACGATCTTAGGGAATCCATCTTCGTACAACACCGTAAAGACGTCATCAAGGGTGTTTAGCGGCCTTCCAAGGTCACGCTGTATGTCGTTGCGACCATCAAGCCAAGCCTTTGCAGCAGCTTGCGGCATGGACCGATCTTCTACAAACTCCTTTCCGGTCAATCGCTTTGCTGTGATTTTTGGGAGAGTGGACTTGTAATCGGTTTTGAACCCCTTCTCCCTCCCGGCCTGCCCCCAGTCGCTCTGGATTTCCTCGACGAACAGCACGCGCTTCCCGTCAGCATCCACCCTATCGTTGACGCGGATGTGGGCCAGGACGTTGGGCTGGTCCCAGTGGCCTGACTTGTACGTGCCGGGCGCATCCGTCAGAGGGATTGTCTTGAGCGTATGGCCTGTTGCCTCCAGGGCCTTGCGCACTTCTGCAGTCGGCTCGTCCTGAACCCACTGCTTCACTTGTCCCTGCCGGTCAACCCATGCGCGGCCCTCCTTCACTGGCAGCGTCAACAGCACTTCCCTGTAGTTACTATTTCCTGTAAACGCGGCGACACCGTCAGTCCGGACATAGATGGCGTGGTTCTTTACGGTGACGCAATAGGCCGTGTCGTTGTAGTCCACGATCCCGCGCTTTGCATCGTCAATGCTTGCCCACTGCCTTGAATTCAGCCGAACCTCATAAAGCCCGTTCGGTCGCTGGCTGATGGTGCCGCGCTGTCCAGTGAGTAGCGCCAGCAACTGCATGTCGTCGGCAAGTTGCTTGCTGTTGGTGTGGTATGCCCAGCGCGGATTTCTTGTCGGGCTATCCTTGCAGGCAAGACAGCCATCGCCAAGCAACAAGCCCTCCATCAAACGTGCAAGAACGGTCGTGGGTTGGTCGAAAACAAATCCTGGAACAAACTTGTCGCGTGATTTTCCTTGCGCGTGCAATACCTCAACCAGCCCCCGGTCCATCGTCTTGATTGAGAGATAGTAGGCGGGGCCGCTCGCAACGTGATTCCATGAGATGGCCATGCGCCCGAGCAGCGCCTCAATCCGCGCGCACTTGTCCGGGTTCGCCTCGCGCGATTGCGAGATTGCAAGCGTGGACTTCTTGCCGTTTTCGGTAACTGCGCTGCCTTCGGCGATGTACCAGCCCATCAGTTCCGCAGCGTCGCCAGCATCGTACCCGTACAGGATGCCGTCGCCCACGCCGGCCCACAACCCGGTAAGCGGGGCCACACACTCGGCCATCCCCCAAAGCTCGGCGGCTTTGGCCCTGAACAATCCTTG